GCAGGCCAGGCAGCCCGCGTTGCCGGGGGCGAGTTCCTGGGGGAAGGTCCAGCGGCTGCAGCGCGGGCACTCCTTCTGGCGTAGGCCGGCCCGGCGCTGGACCCAGAACCATTCTTCGCGGTCCATATAACCGGGGGGGCGGCAAATCGCCGGCCTTGTACTCGCCCGATGTTGTCACGATCGCAGCCTGGCCCCCGAAGTTGACGAAGATGTCAGGCATTGCCGGCACCGCGCTCTGCAGGGCCCCTCGCTTGCTCGAGTCTGGCGAGCAACTCCATGGTCTTGCGCAGGTCGTATTGGCGCACCTGTACGAACCCGCCAGGCACGCGGGCGTGATTGAAGATCACGGCCTCTTTGACCCGCCGGACATAGCCTTCCTCTTCTTCGCTGACGGTTACGCCGTCGCCGACCTGTTCCCGCAGCTGGGAGCGCAGTCTTGTGGCATAGAGCGCCCAGGCTTCCGCAGTGGCTGCTTGGCGCATCGATACCCAGTTGCCGCGTTCCTGCGGGCACTCCGCGCGATAGGTACCCCAGCATGCGCTGTGGGCGACGCTCCAGCCCGGCGGAAGAAAGGGGTAGGGTGCATCGTCTGCGGGATTGCGGGGGCGCGCCGTGCGATCGTTGGCGATGCTAGACATGATTCTCTCCTCCTCTGGCCCGCTTCAGGCGGTCGAAAAGCACTGCGGCGCGGGCGTACTCGCGCGAGTGTATTTCCGTGTCTCGAAGTTCCGCAGGTAGCGGCGGCAGCGCCACGTCGTTCGTCAGAGCGCCGCGGCCGGGATTGGGTGCCCGAGGCTGCTTGAGGGCCCGGATGCGGGCAGCAGCTTCGCGCGACAGCGTGTCCCACAGGCTGCCCGGCACCCATGCCCGGCCTGCCTTGCGATGATCCTCCAGCGCGGCTGCCGCCTTCTCCAGCGCAGCGCCGTGTCCGGCGTCGAATCCATCGACCCGGCCACGGGTGTATTCAGCGTTCAGAGCGCAGGCCTGGGGCGCGGCATGCAGGAATAGCGGCTCCGGCTCTTCGCCGATTGCGCAGTAGCCGCGCGCCTCGACTACATCGAAGAACAGCATGCAGGGTGAGCCTTCCTCATCCCGCGTCAGGTAGGCCACCGGCTGCGCCTCCGCGACTTCAGGGGCGCTTGCAAGGGGGGCGACGCTGACCGATTGCCCCATATCGCGCGCCATGTCATCGGCCACCGTCTGATAGTCGGTGCTGTCCCATATCGCGCCGATCCCACCGCATTCGCCGCAACCTTGACCAAGGTGGCACCCCAGGACCGCGCTGTAGGGGCCAGTGTCACGCCCCTCATTCAGTTCATGGCATCCCGTGCAAGAGCGCCAGAACCCGTCACCTTCCTTGATCGTCTCGGGCACGCCCCGCAGTTCCAGAGCGACCGCCTTCCCGGCTACAGGGGCGCGCAGCTTGGACAGCGCCTTGTGGGCCTCGTACATCAGCAAGGTGACGGTGTCCTTACCGCCGTGCAGCCCGATCCACTGATGCAGTTGTGCAATCACGGATTCCGGGCTGTCGTAGCCGTGGCGCTGGATGATCGCGTTGACGTATGCATCGCTCATCGGGTCATGCTCTGCCGCGTTGGCGGCTTCTGTGGGGGTGGTCATGCTGCCTCCAATATGGAATTCACTCGATCGATGCGTTCACCGATCCAGCGAGCGTTAGTGGTGCACCAGCTATTGCCGAGCGCCTTGTAGCGCGGGCCATCCGGGCAGTCCTCGGGCGGCTTGCCGCGCCAGGCGATGCGGGTGTATCCGCGGGGGTAGGCTTGCAGGGCCTCGCATTCCTCGGGGGTGAGGCGTCGGACTTGCATACCCAAAAGGGCGCCGTTGTGGCGGCGGGGGCCGTTGTTGCTGTCGAGGGTGGCATGCACGTCGTCAATACGTATCCCGCTTTGGCTTGACTGGAACGCCAGCGCCTGTTGGTGGCGGCCGTTGGCTTGGCCGCCAGCGTGAGGCATCGCAACATAGGTCTGTTGCTTGGCGCCGGGTTCCGCGGCGAGCGCCCCTGCCACATTCATGAGTCGCACTTCGTCGCGTTGGTTATGGGCAAAGCCTATGGGTACTAGCGGCGTACCCCGGCCGGTGCCGCCCTCGCTCGCGTCGAAACCCTCGCCACGTAGACTGTGCGTAATGTAGGTGTCCTGGTCGGCCGCGTGTGGGCTGTTGTGTTTGCCCAGCAACGTGTGCGCGATCAGAGTTTCCGATTCTGCGTCGTAACGCTGGCCGCCGCCGGAGCCGCGCACCAGGCACTTTGCGACTAAGCCGCCGTCGCAGTCGAAGTCGGTTCCGAGTCCGCCACCGCCTTGAGCGCGAGCGCTAAGGGTTGGGGCAATTCTTTTCCTCGCTTGGCGGCTCGGCGCAGGATCCCCCGACAGGCCGTGGCGCTCAAAAAGAACCGCTGCGGCACTTCGCCAGTCTCCAAGACATCCGACAACGAACACACGACGGCGTCGCTGGGGTACTCCAAAGAACTGAGCGTCAAGAACTCGGTAGGCGAACCCATACCCGAGTTGGCCCAGCATCCCGAGGAAGGCGCCAAAATCCCGCCCTTTGTTGCTCGACAAGACGCCGGGGACGTTCTCCCATACCAGCCACTTGGGGCGGGTACTTTGCAGCAATGGCACCAAAGGTGAGCATGAGGTTGCCACGCGGGTCATCCAGTCCTTTTCTGAGTCCTGCGACGCTGAATGACTGGCAAGGGGTTCCTCCGCAAAGAAGGTCAATTGGGACATCGGGCCATTCCTTGTATTTGGTCATATCGCCCCAGTTGGGCGTATCGGGGTAATGGCGGGCGAGGACAGCGCACGGGAAGGGCTCGATTTCGCTGAAGGCGACTGCCTTCCAGCCGAGCGGGTTCCACGCCACGCTAGCAGCCTCTATGCCGCTGCACACGCTAAGGAATTTCATTGAAGTGCAATCCTTAATTTTGGTTACGATGGCGTCCCCCATACCGAGGAAAAAAGATGTACGTCGTGCTGAACGCTCCAATTTCAGTTGTGGATATCACTCCGACATCGATAGGTGATTTGGCTTCAGGGGCAGTTGCTCTGCTCGGAGCCCTTGCTGCGTTCTTCGCCGCGATCATCGCGCTATACCTTTCGAACCGAGAGCGAGCGGACCGCGCGCGCGAGAAGCAACTAGAGCGCGACGAATTGAAGAAAGTGGTGCTCGCTGTAGTGGAGCCGGAGGTCGATCGGCTTCAACAGACTCTGCGTGAGCTCTATCGAACAATCTGCCGAGCAAGAAGCGGCTATGAAGGAGGTTGGGAGGTGTGTCAAAAAAAGATGGAGTGGCTGGAAAGTCAAATCAGCCTACCTGCAATCGATCGTTTTCTGACGGAGCTATTCGTTTTGGATGAGGCGCGGGCCGATGCATACTCGCGCATGTACGGCCTACTGCCTAGTCTCCTAAAGCGAAGCGAGCAACTTCGGATTGTTCCGAGTAATGAGCATTACGCCTGGGAATTTATGTTCTCCGGCCTTGAATTCGGCATCGGGAACTTCGCAGCTTTGTTGTATAGGGCGCGAAATATTGACCCAGGAGATCCATTTTTTGGCGAACTGCAGACTGCCAAGGACAAGTATGAAGAGCAGCTGAAGTAGGATCAGGGCGTCACGGGTTAGTTTGCTGCGGCACCCATGCCTCTCATTGAGCTTGGGATTCCAAACATCGCAGGTCAGCGTGATCTGCACAAGTCTGGATACATGGCGAGGCGTGTCGAAGGCGCGGTCGTACGGGCCGAAAATGCTCAAGCTGCACTTGTCGCGTTAGCGCGTTTGATGGTGCCGTCTTTGATCGCCGCCTTAACCGAAGCGGGAATTGGCCATGCTGACACTCCTGTAGCGATTCGGTACCATTCTGGGCTTTTATGAGAAATGAACATGTGCGACAGCGAGACTGAAGCTTCGGCAGCAGACCGAAGGGCGGCCTGTATTATCTGCGCAGCGCGTTGGATGTTGGCAGTGGCCGTTATCACGCCGATCGCGGCTGCGTTCAGTTTTTGGATGCCCGAAAGCCAGACCACTGCGCAGTGGCTACAGCGAAGCGGCGCGATCACGACGGTCATGTCTTTGCTTGCGATAGAAACTCTCGCGTTCGGCATTTCCGGGCTGCTTCCAGCTAGAGGTGGGTTCGGGGATCTGTACAAAATGCAGGCGGCAGCGAAGCATGTGCCGAATGTCGATGCGCTGCGGGCATTGGCGATCTTCATCACGATCCTTGGAACGTTGTTGTGGGGCTATGGGGATTTGATACCCTTGCCTTAGCCCGCATCACTTTTCTTCCCGGTCGCTCTGCTGGACAGGCAGGTAAGCGTGCATCGGGAACCAGAAATCCATGACGGTTACGGCGGTGGCGCCGCGACCAGGATTGTCCGAATGCACGTATCGGGTATCGCCTACGATGGACTCGCGGCACGGCACGGTGCGCTGGTAGACCTGCTTGACCGGCGCTTGCACGATGACCCAATTGGGGATGGCGCGTTCTTCCCGCGCAATGCGCTCCTGAACGGCGGTGACGAATTCACCCCAGGACCAATGACCGCGCGCCCAGTATTGAATCTGGCACGAGTCGTCCATGGCATAGGATTCCTCCAGCTGGAGTTCCATCAAGCATTCCCCTTACGTTGGGCGGCACGGTGTAGCGCCAACGCCGCCTTGTAGCTGGCCTTGGCTTCCTTCTTGGTAGGCATCCACTCGCCCTGTACCTCGCGGTGCTGGCGGTACATCCGGTACTCCCAGGAGCGGCGCCACGATATGAAGCTGCCGCGAACCTCGTGGGCTTCAAACTTCGGCAAGCGGTCGCCACAAAGGAACTCGCCAAACGACTCGCCGCTGTCTGCGTGCAGGAATGCGTCGTAGCGGTTTTGCATTGGTGGGGGCGGTGGGGGCGCGAGGTGCTGCAAGGCGGTTGCCCTACCGGCCTCGGTGGCTGCGAAAACCACGTCGCCATCGTCCAGAAAGGCGGGCGAGCGGCGCACCTCCATCAAGCCGCCGTCCACCAGTTTTTCAAGGTGGGGCATATCGTAATGGCCGGAGCCAGCGACGAAGTGATTTCGGCGCGGGTTGCGCTGATCAGGGCGCACGCCGATGGTGTGTTGCAGCAGGGATATCTGGTAGCTGGTCGGTGCCATCACGCACCGCCTTTGCCCTGCTGGGCTGCAATGGCGGCGTCAACTGGAACCGAGTCGAACAGTTCGTGCGCAGCGTCGAATTCGATCCAGTTGCCAGACCGATCGTTGACCCGCTTCACCCCCCCGTTATCGCCGTTCCAGAAGCTGTATCGCGGCAGCGCGCACAGGCGTTTGCGCACGGCTTCGAAGGCGGCATCGCGGTCGGCCAGCGCATTGCCTGCAACGGGAGCGGGGCGGGCGGCCATGAGCGCCAGGAAGTCGTCATCGGCCAACAGGCCGGCGATGCAGTCGTCCAATAAGAAGCGTTCGAAGTCGGTGGGCGCATGGGCGCCTTCGTCGGCGCGCAGTTCATACCCATCGAGATAGTCGTCTATGGCTACCTGGATCGCCTTCCAGTCACGGGACGGGGCGCGGATAGCCATATTGGCGTGGGCGTTGGCCTGGCCCTGTTCCATGCCTGCGAACCATCCGGCCTGGTGGTCGGCGGTGTTGCCTGTGCGGGCGAGGGTGTCGTCGGGCACCGCGGGCGGTTCGGGGGCTGCGGGCACGTTCAGGACGGCGGCCATGAGGTTGCCGAGTGCGGCGTCGGGGCTGGTCTTGGGGGCGGGGGTGTTCATGCTTCGCTCCGTTGCTGGGCCGCGTCCACCGCGGCGTTGATTTCGCTGGCGTCCTGCTGCACTTCGTAGGTCTTGCCGCAGAAGGTGCGGACGTAAGCGCGGATGCCGTGCCAGGCGCTGCTGGCGCCGGCCTGCTGAATGCTGGCGATGGCGTCGGCGGCCAGGTAGATGGCGGCGCCTCTGGAGTCGGTGAGCTTGATCACGCTGCGGCCCCTTCCTCTTCGCCCAGGACCCAGCGCAGGGCGGCGGCGTAGTCTCCCTGGGCTTGCTCCAGCGCGGCCTGGATCTGCTTCCGGGATTTCACGCGGGTGCGCTCGCCCATTACGGCCGCCTGTTGGCGGCTGCGCTGGTGGGGCGTGGCGTCCTTGCCTGCTGCGACAAGCTCGGCCACCTTGGCGCGTTGTTCTTCTGGATTTAGCTTCGCCAGGGCCTTGGCATGAGTCAGGGTGATCTGTCCGGTATCGGCGGCGTCCTGAACGGCCTTGGTGCTGTCTAGCAGCGCCAGCGTGTTGCGGACCGTGACTTGGCTGCAGGCGAAGATCGTGGCGAGCCGGGAGTCGCTGTATCCCCGGCCGACAAAGGCGGCCATCTTGCGAGCCTTGGTCAGTGGCGGATCGTCGCGTCGAGCCTCGTTCATGGCGATCATCAGGTCGCTCATGGTTTCCAGGGTGCCGCGCTGGGCGACCCCGGGGACCAAGATGGGCGGTTCGCCGCGTTCGGCCAGTCGGCGGTTTGCCTCGATGGCATGTCGCACCCGCTGGCGGCCGTCGACCACCAGTACCTTGCCGGTTTCCGGGTCCTTCCAGACCAAGATCGGTTCGCGGACCCCGAGGGCCATGATGTTCAGGGTGATCGCCTCGTCAAGGGGCAGCTGGATGCGCTCGTCGTAGAGGGAGTGGGCCGGGTCGGTGATGATCGTGAGGGCGTCCGTTTCGAAGCTGAGGACGTTGGTTTTCCCGCTGGCGCCATAGGCTTCAACACTGTTCTTTGCCATGTCGTGTTCCTTAGATTTTCTTCTCGCCGCCCAGCGCGTCGACCAGTTCGGCCAGCAGCTTGGCGAGTTCGCCGGTCATAAGCGCCATGTCCGAATCGAATTTCTCGGCGTCGTTGGTAGCGACTGCATCGTTGCCTTCCTTCAGCACGTCCAGCGGCGCGACGTGCTTGATATCGAGGCCTTCGGTCAGGACGAACGACACGCGGTCGGCCCAGGTGAGGGCAAGCCGGGTGCATTGCTTCCCGGATTGGATGTGTCGGCGGGCGTCGTCGGCGTCGATGGAGTGGCGCAGGTAGCGGACTGCTGCGCGGCTCTCGCCGGATGAGCGCAGCTCGGTGTCCTGGTCGATGCTGAAATTGGAGGGCGCTTCGTCCTCGGCCAGCCAGCCGGTCATGGCCGCGGCCGGCGACTGCGTCACGTACAGGTTTTCGAGCGAGAACGGGTCCACGCACTTGGACAGCAGCCCGATCACCTCGTCCGCCTTGGACGACGCCGCAGTGTCGATCACCAGCCAGCGGTTGAGCGGGTCAATCCACACGCGGGTGTCGCGGTACACGCTGAAGGCGCGCGGCAGCAGCTCGTCGGTGACGCGCTCCTTGATTTCCTTCATCTGCTTGCGGCCCGGCTTGTAGCCCTGCTGTTCTTCGATTTCCTGGGCGCGCGCCTTGGCAACCTGGTTGATAACGCTGGTGGGCAGCAGCTTGCTTTCGGCGCGCAGGGTCAGCAGGATCTGACCGCCGACGACATGGGCGAGGCCGCCATTCTCACGGGGCGGAAGCCAGCCGAGGGACTGCATTTCCAGGTTGTTGCCCGGCTTGAAAGCTTGGCGCTCCAAGGCGGCTTCCAGGTCATCGCCAAACAGCGACCAGACGGCGGACAGGCGGTAAATCTTGAGGTTTCTGAACCACATGGGGAACTCCAAGGGGGGCGGTGTGCTGGCGCCGATTGGCTGACACCTTGGGAGGGTTGGGATACGATTCGCGGCAGATTCCTTGGGAGGGCCGCAATTGAAGAACTTCAAGTGGTACGAATGGGCAATGCTGGGCGTGCTCACGTGCATGCTCGTTGGTGGGGCGGTGCTATCCCCATGGGGGCGGTCCTTCTTTCAATCCGAAGGTGCAGTCAACTGGGTCCAAGCTTTTTTTTCTGCCGTGGCTATCTTGGCTGGCGCGGGCTTTGTTCTCTGGCAACACGTGTTGCAAGTTCGTCGTGACAAAAAGCAGCGCATTGACGACCGCGTTGAGAGGTTCGAACCAATATGCGGTTTAATCGGTCAGACATATTGGCTTGTAGATCACGTACACGACGCGGTGATCGGCTCGGTTGCACCGCAGGACTTGCTCAGGACCGACGTGATAATTGAGGATGCGTCGTCACTACTGGGCGCTATGGAACGGGTGAACGTTCATGAACTGCCCACCGCGTACCTTTGTTCGTACTTTATTGACGCCTGTCGTGTTCTGCGTCGCACCGAGATTCACCTCCGGCGTAGCGCGGAGGTCTGGCGCAGTGATAGCAAAACAGCAGATTGGAAACTTGAACTCGGCGCCGCCGCGGAAGCAAAAATTGCGGTTGGCCACATCCGGTCCGTCTTCCTGAGCGCATTGAGCAGTATTGGGCGGGGTGAGAAGCCCAAGCTGCCTATTTGATGGGTGGCCCGCTAAGTGCGCGAAGTCTCTGGTCCGCTCTAGTCAACAATCTCCCACAATATGGTGCCCCTTTCAGACGACGAGTCGGAGCAGCCAGCCAAGAACTTCGGGGCCAAAGAGAATGAACGCGGCGAAAGCGATGGCTCCAGGCCATGCCTGCCACGGAATATCCGCGTCCTTGCTCCAGTTGCCTTTGCCGGCGTGGTCACGGGGTGCAATGAAGTCGCCCAGCTTGCGGGCCGCCTTGGCGACGATACGCAGGGGGCGGATGCGTGCCGAGGGTGCGCTGGCGATAATGGTGTTCATGTCGGGTTCCAGAGATTCGCTGCGACATTGCGGCGGTTGAGGTATTTGCAGTCGGGCGACGCGACCGCTGCCACGCGAGGCGGAAAAAGTCTTTTTCAGTATTCAGTGTTACTCCGAGCATGAATAGGGCGGAGATAGCGCGGTAACTCGCTTCTGAAAGGGAGAATGGCTGCAACGGTGGCGTTTACACTTCCGATGGCGCGTACGAAGGGCCACCAGCGTAAGCACCCCGGCGACAGCACTGCGGCATTATCTGATGGAGGTATCAGTGAACCTTGATGAAGCCTTACTTGTTTATCGAACCTATGTTCAATTCGTCAAAGGAGAAGTGAATCTTCCACCATCGGTGGCCGACCGGGTGGAGGCAGCCAATGTGCTAAACCGAATTCTCGACCTTGCAGAAATCGGCACTCGTCATCGGCTGGGGCGTCCGCAGTTTCCATACCCTCCAAGTCCAAAGGAGGCGGCTGAGGAGGCATCTCAGATATACGAGCGTTTTGACACAATCATGTTTGCGGCAGGGCTGGAATGTGGTCTGCCAGATGCGCCTTTGAGTAAGGTCGGGGTCGAGAAAGTGTGAGTGTCCGGTCCCCCTTCTTCGTCACGGGCGCGACGAATTGGCACTTCAGTAGCGACTATGAAGGAGCAACGCGCCGGCTACTTGTGGATGTTGCTGCCAAAGTTGAAAACGTCGATAAGTTCTTCAATGAAGCGTACGAGTGCTTCGAGCATGGCATTGCTCCGTGGATTGGGGGGCGATGTTGGCCGGAGCTGGTACCGGCTTGCGGTTTACACCTCCCTTCCCTTAATATCAAGTTGATTTATTTACAATTGGTATGAATTTGGAGCAGGGAGGATGAGATTGTCGTTTGATTCAAAATGGCCGGAAGCCACTGCCGTCGGCGTTGTGGCCGTCTGCACCCTAATGGCGTTGGCCCCTGAGCGATGGATCCCGCAAGATCCATGGACGGCTATTGCCGCTGTCGCATCTGCAGTCGCGGCGACAATTGCGCTACGTGTTGCATCAGCAAACGCTACCGAACTGCGGCGGAATGAGGCTCGGCGTGAGGAGGAGCTACTCCGCGCCGCGCGCGTTGCAGCTGCCTTGCTCCGTGCTCCAATTTTTGGGATAAAAATTGCTTATGAGCGCGGTTATATGCACCTCACGCGGAACCCGGCGTTACTCCAGGATTCTGAACAGCGCGAAAAGTGGCTAGCCGCACTTGTGCGTTTCCGTTCAAAGATTCGTATAGAGGATGTTTCGACTCTGGCAGGTCACGGCTGTGCAGCCGTGGTAGATGTAATTCTCATCACGGATACATTTATCGAGGCATTGGGAGCGTCGACGGAAGGCAATGATGCGAAAGCGACGCGGGATTTGATGGGCATTGCCCTCGATGCCGCGGGAAAGTGTGATCTGGTGTTTGCTTACTTCGATAGCCTTTACCCAGCAGCGAAGTCGAATCCCCGTAATCCTGAGTCAGCTAGTTAGTGCTTTTGATTGGATAGAAAAGCACATCGCCGTATCGCATGGGGTCGGGCTATGGAGCGTACGAGTGCTTCGAGTCGGCCTCCTACTAGGGCGACATGCCCGTTCGCGCCGGTGGTCTTTGCTTATCCCCGGGAGGGGTTACCCCGCACGCAGGGCCTGAGCGGGGGCTGTCAGGTGCCGAAGTGCAGGTCGGCGATCACGTCGCTGAGGTCCATGCGGAGTAGTTCCCGCGCCCGTTCTTCCGGCACGCCCGCATTGCCCATGTTTTCCAGCAAATCGGCATCGCTGCAATCGTCGCGGCAGTCACCGACCAGAACGTCGAAATGCACGCCCTGGCGCATCATAATTCGGCCGGTAGCGGCGAGCAGGGCGCCGGCTTCGTGAATGGTCACTTCTTCCATGGTTGTGTTCTTCCAATATCGAGGGAATTACAGCTTTCCATTGCGGTCCAGCACGCTGAGGATGGGCGCGAGGATGTCGAGCAGGGCTTCGATGAATTTGATCATTTAAGGGATTTCCATAAGGGGATGAAAGAAGGCCGGTCTTTCCCGGCTGTCATTCCGCGTGCTAAGTTGCAACCGCCTGTTTCAACTAGCCCGGAGAAAAAAATGCCCTAGAAAAGACCGCCTCAGCGAGATTCGCTTCGGAACGCGTCCATCGCCGCCCGAAACACTGAACGCGTCAAGAAATAGTGGATGCAGTAGGACGATCCGAAATCCTCTTTCGATCTTCCACTGAGCTTCCAGACGCACCATAAGAACGCATTGTTGAGGTACTTTTTCATGTCGATTGAAGCCCTTTGGTCCGTGAGTTTTGTATCGAGTACTGGGCAGCAGTTGGCTGCCGGAAACGGTGTCATCGTTCTAGAGACAGGCCGGATACTCGGCGGCGACAGCGCCTTTACCTACGTGGGACACTACAAGTTCGACCCGAAAACCGACCAAATCTCGGCCTCGATCCGTGTTCGCAAGTACGGCGAAACGCCTATGCAGTCTGTGTTTGGCCCCATGTACGATTTCGAGCTTGATCTGATCGGAAAGCAGGTTTCGCACGGAGCAATTCGGCTCGAAGGGCATGTAAAAGCACATCCCCAGCTTCAAATCATCATTGCAGCCACGCGCCAGGCAGAATTGCCTTAAAGGGTTGCGGGCGCGGTGCTTGCCGCGCCCGCCCTGCCTTCAGGAGGGGCCGAGACCTCTCTTGCGCTTGGGGTTGAAGATGGTGTTTTCCGGATCTTCGGCTCCGAACATGGGTGTACTCCACGGTGTCCAGGCAACAGCGCCTGCCGATACCCCGCACGCGGGGCATGAGCCGGGGCTGTCAGGCGGCCGCAGCCATGATCCGGGGCAAGCCGACGAACTCGCGGCCTGCATCGGTGAGGATGGCGCCGAAGTACGGCTGCTGCTTGGCTCCATCGTCGGGCGCCATCATGGCGCGGCCGATGGTGATTAGTTCCGGGGCGGCGCGCTGCACTTCGCGGAGGTCTACGGCGGTGCCGTAGGCCCACACGTCCGCGCCATTGGCGACGGCGCACATGGCCTCGATGTGCTTGGGTTGGAGGTCGTTCTTGGTCATGGTGGTCTCCTTGCCCCGGCACCCGGGGCGGGGTGTTGGGGTTAGGCCACGCCAGTAGCGCGGATGGCTTCGGTCAGGGCGAGCGGCACATCGCCCTGACGCGTGCCATTACGGTGGAGGTAGTCGCGGGCGAGTACGGCGGCCTGCAACAGTTCGGGCATGCTTGCGGCGCGCAGTGCCGCACCGGCAATTGCCATCGAAGAACCGTTTCCGTGCGCGTAGCGCTGGCAGGCGGCTTGAAAATTGTCATCGAGGGCGATTAGCTCAATCAACTTGGCTTCCATGCTGTTCTCCTGGCCCTACCGGGGCGGGTGGGGCTAGGCGACGTTTACGCCGCGCTTCGCCAGCCACTTCACTGCGGCGGCGCGGGTCTTGAACTGCTTGGACCGGGTGAACGTGAGGGCCAGGAAGCCATCAACGTTGGGGATCAGGCCGCGCCCGATCTGTTCGTTGTTGCCTTGGTTGAGGTGTTGCATTTCTGCGTCTCCGTGGTTGGCTTCGGTAAGCGCTGACCCGCAGCGCTGGCCGAAACCCGCTTTTCAGCGGACTCGGGTTGCCGGGATTCCATCCGGCGTGACCGTTGCTTGTCTTGGCCGTCTACGCCTCACCCTGTTGACCGTGGACCGCGCTATGGCGGGCTGGATACGGTAGGGACACCGCGCAGAGCTACGGCCATGCCCGTAGGTGCGATTGAGCCGGGGAACGCCCCACAGGCGGGGCGAGCAACATCGGCGGCAGGTTGTGAAAGAGCGGGTACTGCTGGTACTGCTTGCAGTCGCGCTGCTGGGCTTGGCCAATAAGTGGCGCGTTGCTGAATGGTCCGTACTTTGCCACAAGAAAAACTAGCATGCAAGAAAAACTAGTGAATAAAGTTGTAACGGCTCCGATCGGACGAAGAAAGCCCGCTCGAGGCGGGCTGTGGGGAAGGAAAGGCTTAGTAGGCCGGTGTGGCCCAGAGGGCCACTAGCACTACTAAGAGCCAGATCGTGATGCGGATCATGTGATGCTCCTGTAGCTAGGCTACCGTTCACCTAGTACATGGATAGTCATGATCAATTCGAGCTACTCGTGGGCCCAAAGAAAAAGCCCTCCGGAGGTGGTTTCCTGGCTAGTCCGTCATTTGACCCAAGGGGCGCCTAAGTATCCTCGCTCGGAGCGGCTATCCGCTAGCACTACAGGGCTGCTGCGCCCTAACCAACTCGGACGCTGGTACATGATCTGCCGCGGCTACCTCGTAGCCTTTCCAAGAGTGGCGCCCTCATATCGACGACCCGCGCGGATGAGGCGATAGCGTTGCCTTGTTCGTGTGCCGTATAGCCCGGCGCTGGGCCGGTGATAGTTATGGTCTTCATGGAAATCTCCTAAGATGGAGTTTCCATCTTCTTGCTCGTCATGTACGTCGGCGGAGTTAAATCAACATTCGTTCCCGCTACGTCGTAAAAAAGCCACCCGGAAGTGGCATTGTTTCACGGGCGGCTTAGTAGCCTGCCGTGCCCATTGCCCAGGACTTTCTGTATACTTTACGAACCGCGCTCTAGGACTTTGGAGAGCAGCATGAGTTGGCTTGGCAAAGAGCGGGAAGCAGAGGTTTTCGTCGAACGCCTAATTTGGCCGACAGGGCCACGATGCCCCTTTTGTTCGTCGGCGAGCTCCACAGTGTTACAACGAGCTGATGGCAAGGTACAGCTCTATAAATGCCGAGATTGCAGAAGGAATTACACGGTCAGGCGGGGAACCGTGTTCGACCACACTCATCTCCGGCTATCGCAATGGCTCGAGGCCATGCGCGTGCTAGCTGAAAGTCCGAGCGTATCTGCGGCTGATCTGGCACAGCGGATTGGCGTTTCTCGAAGGACCGCCTACCGAGTCCTATCGTCGTTGCGTGAGGTGATAGGGAACGTCAGTAACGCGCCTCAATCGGAGGCGCACCTAAGTTTCGACGATGTCGCCTTCGCCATCAGGGCGTCATGGCAGGCTTGGTTTGTTGAGGAATGATTGGGTCAGGTATTTCCCCGGCAACCACTTTGTCGACCAAACCGGCAAAGGCATTGGTATCCATGAAGTAGTTCGGGTAGGCCCGACGCAGCGCGTTGATGTTGTCCACAGACACCAAGACCACTTGCCGAGTCGAGCCCTCTGGGATCAAGCTTTCGAGTTCGGTGTACTTTGCATTTGCCTGTTCGGAGTGTTTGGCCTTGTAGCGCCAGACAGTAATTCTTGGAGTAGGAGTGGTGCTAGGTTCGAGCTCAAGCAAAAAGTACTTTGCGTCTTTCGAGTCCCCGACGATTTGGAGGCTGGTGTTATAGACCATCAGCATCTCTTTCACCCGCAACTCTGTTACCAATGCGGCGATCTCCCTGACGAGAGATTTTTTATTGGTAGGTGTGCCGGGAACAGCAGGGGACTTTTCTATTGAAGCAATGGCGGACCCCATTAGAGAAAAAAACCTCAGCCACTTTTCATCTCCCTGGTTGGATTTCAAGGCTTGTTTAGTAAAAATACCGACAGCTTCCACGGCGGTAGCCCAGGCATGTTGCAATTGCGTCCTTATCTGCACCTCCACCTTCATCCCGTTGTATACAGTGGTGGCCTTTGCTCCGATGTACTCGAAGACTAGATGCACGCATCGATAGCCGTCGGCTTTCGGGTTAAGGATGTAGTCCTTCTTGCCGCGTAGCTTGTGAGCAAACTTGTTGTTCGTGTACTGATCAACAAGTCGGCGGACACTGATCATTCTTTTTAAAATGGCTCGGCAGCCAGCGATATCCTGCATCTGGCTCATGCGCATAGTAGGATGCCTAGACAGCTTGGCATGGACGGACTCCAAGCGCTTTGTGCGTTGTGCCACGACAACGTCCCGTTCTAGTTTTCTGGCCTTATTACGCAGGGTAATTTGGAAGGTATTCAGCGGGTATGCATGGGAAGAGCGCCAATTGTTCAATACCGTTAGCGCCATCAACCCTTCGTCGTCAACGACCGGAAATTCCAGATGCGCCAACATTCGGCCAGCTCGATTGAGGGATTCGGTGTCATGCTGAGGAATTGCCCAATCCATCTTTTCAGTTTCCAGTAATGTTAATTATTGATCTCATTATTGGTTTAGCGATAACTGCTTACGCTATCCCTTGAAATTAATATTAGGCGGCTTCAACCCGGCGCCCACTGCCCCGTCTCATCATCCCGCAGCCTGACGCCAGCCCAGGAATAGGCGATCACAGCCTAAATCCTACCCAGAAGACCCTGCCAATGATCTCGATCTCCGGATCTTCGAAGTCCAGGTGGAGATCGGGGTTGCCTACTACGTTCTCCGACCTGGCGATAAAGCCGCCATTCCCCTTGTGCAGGCGCTTGACCTTGACCTCGTCGTGTTGGCGAAACGCATAGATCTTCCCATTGACGATTGAGGTCGCAGCACGGTTTACAAGGACCGTAGCACCGTCAGGAATCAGCGGCTCCATGCTGGTGCCCTTTACCGACACAGTAACGGCTTGCTCCGGACTGGCGCCAGCGGTACGCAGAAAGTCCGCTCTGAACGACAGGCGGCTTTTTTCATCTTCCGATAAAACGATCTCACCATGACCCGCAGATAGGCGCACGTCTAGGCGACGGACGGCAACGAACTCATCGGCGTCTGGATCCGTGACGGGGCCGACCGCCAGATATTCGGGAGTCGTGTTCAGGGCTTTGGCCACTGCCTCCAGTCGGGCGCGTTTGGGAGCAGTCTTGCCGTTCTCCCATTGCTGCACCGTCTGCCATGAAACAGGGACGCGTTCGGCGAGTTGCTCCATGGAGAGCCCAAGCTTCTCCCTCAGGTCTTTGATTCGTTTGTGGATCGTAGGCATGCGCGCGAGATTACCCACAAGAAAGGCTTGTGTCATTGCAGGAAATTCTTGCAATGCTAGTTTTTCTTGTATAAAGTGTCCGGATGGACAAGAACCCTCACATAGCCCAAGCGATCGCCAATGCCGGCGGACCGGTGGCAACCGCTAGGAAGACCGGCGCGAACAACTACCAGACCGTCCAGCAATGGGAGAGGTTCGGCAACGTTCCGGCGGAGTATGCGACTGCCCTCGAGGCCGCCTCCGGGGTCTCTAAGCGTCTCCTTTGCAAGCAATGGGCCAAGGTCTGGCCAGAGTTGGCCGAGGAGGTGAGTGCGGCATGACATCAACGTACGGCTCCTTATTTTCCCTCCCGCTGCATCAGGACCCCTCCCATGAATAGCACCACCATCGTTGATCGTTTTGCCAACTGGCTATGTACCCAGACCTGGGTGTGGGGCTGGGCGGAAAAGCGTGGCAGTCGCTTTGCCGTTCGCGTATGCAGGCTTTGCATGGCCCGTGGGGTCGGCGTGCCTATCCGGTGGGTCCATTTGGTCGGCAGGCGGGACCTCAACGACGCCTTATCTGATCACGTGGCACGAGTCGGGGGGAACCGACATGCGTAGCCAACCAGTGGGTTGCTGGGGCATCTTTCCGTGCCATCCAGTCTTGTCCGATTTCCAGGATCAGCATGTCCCTGACCGCCTCGCTCCGGTCATGGTCGAGGCCTCCGATCGCGCGACTCCATATCGCTGCGGCCACAAGGTCGGTTTCCACGAGGATGCCAATGCCCTTGGAGTCGATCCACAAGGGGTTAGACCTCGAATCAACCTCTTTTCGGATGTTCTCGACGATTGTTTGCGTCATGGAAAGACTGTCCTTGCTAGCAGACAGCAGAACCAGATACCGCCGCTTTTCGGGGGCGGAGGTCGTGGCGTCTTCGCCAAACGGATTTTCGGTCATGGTCGGTCTCTCCTATGTGAGGTGAGCGCGTTGTGTGAGAGCAGCCATTCTAGGGGGGCGGCCGCCGGTTTTCAGGAGGGTGCCCATGCATAGCCTCTACACCCGCCTTGTCCTATGGCTGATTCGGCCAGCCGTTGAACGTGTTGTCAATGAACGCCTTGCGGCGGCGGCCCGAGCCGCCGCACTTTCGCGCCCCTTTGGCAGAGATCTGGCCGCCCTCGTCGACCGTATTGTCGTTAAGCATGTCGATTCCTTGGGCTCTAACGGCGGCCGTTGGCATCTGGATCGGAGCGGGAGATTTGACATCAATCCAGATGGCGGATCTCCCGAAGGAGCTTCGTCATGTCGTTCTTGAGCGTACGTAGCGGCAGCAGCGCATCGTCCGGGAAATCGGTCTTGGGCGGGCTTGCCAAGAAGAAATCCAAGCTGTCTTCCAGCGCCTGCTGGTTGAAGTTCGGCGATGCCTGTATTGCCGCTTTTAGCGCCAGTAGCGAGAGCAAAACCCCGCTCTTGAATGCGTCCAGTTGTGCGACGGCGGTATTCAAAGCTTCGATCTGTGCCTTGTGTTCCATGGTCGGCCCCCTCCATATCGGGGCGAATCGGTTGAGTGGAATCTCCGATTCTAAGGGGCTGGCCTCCCATTTTCAGGAGGGAGCGCATGTGTAGCGCGATGACGCCGGCCCAGCCGGCACCGCAGCCGGTGTTGCCGGCCAAGCAAAGCGACAAGGTCCAGATTGGGCCGCAGGACGTTTGAAGTCTGTTCTTCATGTCGCACATCGTAGGGCAGGGGGCATTACCCCGAAACCCTGATCGCACCTGGATTTCAAGGTAAGACCTGATGACCCATCGTTATACCCAGATCGACCCGCATGACGCGCTGTACATCAGCGTGCAGAAGACGCCCGGGGGCGTGGAAGAACTCGCCGCGTTCATGACGAACCGCCGCGGCGTGTCGATGCACGCAGAAACCCTGCGCCAGAAGCTGCGCAAGGTGAAGGGCCAATCCATGTCCCTGGACCTGTTCGAACTCGCCACCGAGTGGATGATGGAGAAGCAGGGTGGGGCCGACTACGCACGGGATTGGCTTCTGGCCCTGGCGCTGCGCCACGGCGTGGCCGCCAACATCTTGCCGCCGGTGCCGCAGCACGCGAACGAGGTGGATGCCGCCCGCCAGAAGGTCATGGAAATGTCGCACCTCAACGGCGAGTTGTCGGCTGTGGCCATCGAGGCGTTGGCCGATGGCGCCATCTGCGCCGCTGACGCCTCGGCCATCGTGACCGAATGCCGCAAGATCGTGGAGAAGGCCCAGCGCCTCATGCGCAACGTCCAGCGGGCGGCAGACGACAAGGCGAGGGCGGGATGCTGACGCGTGGAGATTCGGGACGCCCAGTGCGCGCATTACGCGCGCCTGCGGCTGGCAAGGGGGCGGCGCTGTCTCGCGTTGCGGCCATGATGTGTGGCAACGCGAAATTCCAGCGGTGGGTTGAATCCCGCATCGGCGCCGCCCCGCAGGGCGTTAGCCCCAACCAACACGCGGCGCAGTTCTTGCGCAACGCTTGCGGGATCGACAGCCGCGCCCAGCTGGACCACAACGCTAGGGCTGCAACCTTGTTCCATGAGGCAGTGCGCAAGCCGTTCCTGAAATGGAGCGGCCTGTATGCGTAACACGTTGCACATGTTCAAGGGCTACCGCGTCCCGCCTGAGACGGCGCAAGCGGTGCGGCAGGCCATCATCGACACGCGGCGCCAAGTCGACGTGGTCGCGTTGCGTGCCTTGGTGGCGCCGGCGCTGGTCGCGGTAAGCCCGTGGCTGCGCGTCTCGCGCGAAGAGGCGGCAGTGGCCGCGGTGGAATCGTTCCTGTTCGACGCTGTGCGCGCCGGCCTGGTGAAACGCCATTCGAACGCCTGGACGTTTCCGCACTGGTGGCGCGTAAGGAAGCCGGAGGCGGCGGAATGTCGTTGAGCCGCAAGACGCCATTGCAGCAGAAAACGCCCATGAAGCGTGGGGCGTCCATGCGCCGAGGCGCGACCTTGAAGTCGAGCGGGAAGCGCATGCCGGCCCGTCGCAGCAGCCCGCGTGCCACCAAGACCATGTATCGCAACCGGGCCCTGCTGGATCTGGCACGCGGCAAACCTTGCCTGCTCCAGATCCCGGACGTTTGCATCGGCGGCACGGAGACGACTGTGGCTTGCCATTCGAACCAGGCGCGGCACGGCAAGGCCGGATGGCTGAAGGCGCACGACTGGGCTGCAGCCTGGGGTTGTATCGCCTGCCACGCCTATATCGACCAGAACACCACTGGCGCGACCTACGACGAGAAGGTCGCGTTGTGGGAAGCGGGCTTCGAGCGGACGCGGCTGTCTCTGATCGTGCTTGGCCTATGGCCCATCGAGGCCGAGATTGGGTATCAATTTTTGTATGGAGAGTCGCCATGAGCGTGAAAGTCATGGGGATGGTGTTTGACCGGTATCCGAACGGTGGCGGGGAAATGATCCTTGCGCTCGCGCTCGCGGACCATTCCAGCGATGACGGGACTGGCATCTATCCCTCGATCTCGTCCCTGGCTAAGAAGACGCGTCAGTCGGTGCGGGCGGTGCAATACCAGCTGCGCGGCATGGAGAAGGCCGGCTGGCTGATCCTGGTCAACGCGGGCAATGGGGGGCGCAATATGCGCCGTGAGTACCGTATTTCCGAGGTTTGGATAAAGGGTGCAGATTTTGCATCCCTCAAATCGGCCGCGCCCAACCAGGAAAACGGTGCAGATTTTGCACCCGTCGAAGAAGCCGAAAAGGGTGCAAACCGCGACACAAAGGGTGCAACTGACGACCTAAAGGGTGCAAACGGCGACACGAAAGGGTGCAACGGGTTGCACCCGCATATAACGGTCAATGAACCGTCAGAACCATCAAGAACCGTCAAAGGCGCGCGCAAGCGCCCGCCGGGGTTTGATCCGATGAGCCTGGAGTTGCCTGACTGGCTCGATGCGGAACTGTGGGGGCGCTGGGTGCGCCACCGGGTACAGATTCGCAAGCCGTTGACCGAAGAGGCCGCCAAGCAGCAGGTCAAGGACCTGGCGGGCTTCCGCCTACAGGGGCATACGCCAGAGAGCGTCATCGCCCACGCCATCGGAAAAAGCTGGCAAGGGCTGTTTGCGCCGAATGGAGTCGTAGTCGGAGCTTCGCCCCTGCCCAGCAAGTTCAACCCCACCGCACACGTAAACCGCAATCGCATCTCAGGAGCAAACGGCTATGACGACGGTCGCACAATCGACGGCTAACCGGTCCATGTGGGCCGTGCCGATGGCGAAGCTGGACGGCATTTCCCTGATCGACCATCTGTGGAATCGGCTTTCGGGCACCTACGGTGGGCGCTGGTTGAAAGACTTCCCAGACATGCAGAGCATCGAGAACTGGAAAGATGCCTGGGCGGAAGCGTTCGACGAAGAGCGGTTGACGCCGCAGGACGTGGCCGAAGGGCTACGGACCTGCCGACGCATGTCGCCCGACTGGCCGCCCAGCGTCGGGGAGTTCATCCGGGCGTGCCGCCCTGACCTGGAACCCGAGGTGGCTTTCCACAAGGCGGCAGCGGGGATGGTGGCGAGGCACAACGGCGAACAGGGACATTGGCCGCACCCGGCGATATTCTGGGCGGCGGCGGAAGTGGGGGCGCACGACATGCAGCATTGCTCATACGCCACGATGAAGGCGCGGTGGGATCGGACGTTGAATGAGGTGCTGGCCCGTGGCGAGTGGAAGCCCGTCCCCGCTGTCGCCAAGGCCTTGCCCGCTCCTCCCGTGACGGCAGCCAGCCGCGCCCAGGCAGAAGAGCAGATGCGCAAGATCGGCGCGACGGGAATCATGGACCAATCCGGACGAGACCCGTTGCGCGGATGGAAACGCATCATCGCCGAGACGCAGAACCCGAAGGGCCGGCGCTACTCCTCGGGCGTCGTGGCGATGGCGCACAACGCGCTGCGCTTGGGTGCGGACCTGGGGGCGCAGGCATGAGCGCGCTGTCTCGCAACAAGGGCGCAGCCTACGAGCGCCGTATCTCCAACATGCTGACCGAGGCCACGGGTACGCGTTGGCGCCGCCGGGTCCGGAACCACGAAGGCGACAGCGACGTGGTGGCCGATGATCCGGCGTTCGAACGAATCAGCGTGGAATGCAAGCACGCGAACACGCTTTGCTTGCCCGCCTGGTGGCGCCAGGCCCAGGCGCAGGCTGGCGAAACCCGCATTCCCATGCTGGTCTACAAGCGCACCGGCATGGCGGGCGACCTAGTGATGTTGGACGCCCACGACGTGAACCCGCGCACCTTCCCCGTGCGGGGGCGCTACACGGTCACGCTGGACTGGGCCGCAGCGATGCAATGGATGCGGGAAAAGCTGCCTTCGAAAGTCACTTTTTCTCCGGGCATCTACTGATGCGACCCACCGGATTGTCGGCAGACGACCTCTTGTGGAACTGGGCGCGCTGGTGCTGGTCCGGCCCGACCGTGGGCAACATGGCCCAGTTCATCCCGGAAGAGGATGAATTCCGCCCCATCCTGATCGACCAGGCCGTGGCGGTTGACGGCTTGCACAAGGCGCTGCCGCGGCATGAGGCCATGATCATCATCGCAGAGTACCCCCAGCGGCATGAGCGTTTCGCGGGCTTGGAGTCAGCGACGCGTGCGGAGCGGGCCCGAGACTGGATTAGCCGGATTACCGGTATGTATCTAACCCACGCCCAGTACAAGCAGTGCCTGGGCTTCTTCAAAGACAAGGTGCAACGTGAAGTTTGGTAAAGAGGTCATTGAACTGATGGCGGCGTGTCCAGGACGCGATTTCCGCATGATCGAACTGGTGCGACATGCGACAGGGGGGCGGGAGCTGACGACGCGTGAACGCAATGCCGTGCGGCAGGGTGTTCTGCGCGTCGTGCAGGAGTTGGTGGGAATGGGGTCTGTGCTGCGTCGGCCTTCGCGGCCGGGGGTGCGCAATTCGGCGTCTTATCGCTGGCACAGTGCGACATGAGATAGGTGCAAAGTGCGACCGGAAGCGCGACAATTCACTCCGCCACAACTACGCCCGTAGCAAACATAAAGCCCGCATGCGATTGCTGCGGGCTTTATGCATTGGGGCGGGGATCGCGGGCATGCGAGTATCGTTTAGCCCATCAGCGATCTCCTCAACCGTCTTATTCAGCATCCGCCGTTTTTGGTGGCGAGACACTAGGTGTTTGCCGCTTGGAGACGTTTACCTTGTTGATTGCATTCCGGGCTGCTTCCTTAATTTGGTCAACAAAGCCTGGTACTGTTTTCGCTGCTTCTTGAACAGTAGGGGACGTAAAAAGCTCGGCCCAAGGGCTTCCGTGAGTGTGCGACTCTACGAGTCGGAGCGGAAGCTCATCTAACCGAGTCAGAGCGGACTGCAGAAGCCGTGCCTCCATGGGAATTTCGGTTTCAAGGCCTGCTTCAGACAACTCTTTATCGAGGCGCGAGGCCTCGCGACGATATCCCTCGTATGCCTGCGATATAGACGCTTTGAAGGCGTAGTCCTCAGATAGGCGAAACCGCTGGCCGATTTGCTTCGTGGCTATCCAAGCCAACCAGATTGGGGCGCCAATGGACAACACCGCAAGAATCAGATTAATAATGAGCCGTACGGGATCGATCACTGGCTCGTCTAGCAGGTAAGAAACAGACTGAAGTCGCCCGGAGCCCTTGAAAAAACCGAACATTAGGGCAGCCACGAGACCCGCTGACCATGCCCACATGGACCAAGCGAGTGCCCTTGATCGCTTTTGAAAAGCTATCGAAAGGCCAACGCTCGTCGAGGATGAAAGCGCGCGGTCGCACTTTTCCAGTATTTCCTTTGCTTGCTTCTCAATAATGTCGAGTTCTTTTTTGGCCTCTCTGCTGGATATTTTGGCCATATAAATTTCGGTATCCGCGTCTTTTATTTCCTTGATCGCTTTATCGATCTTAGCCCGGGCGCTTTCCAGGTCAGCCAAGTCCGCGGGGAGATTGGTGGCTGCTTCGTGAGCCTGTCGAATCACGTCTACAGTACCGCCAAGATCCGCGAGTTGTGCCTCATACTCAACCAATTTTGCGTCCACCGCACGCACTCGACGCTTTTGGAGGTTGACCGAGGAGATCACCGCATCCTGGTCCGCGCGCGGGGCCAACTGCTCAATGTGACCTTGGATGGCGTCCAGGGTGAACATGAAAGGCGGTATGGCTTGTACCGGGTGGCTAGGCAAATGGGGTACTGTGAACGAAGCCAGGAAGTCAATTTGACCGTTAATTTTGTCTAGCAACGGCAGCTCATTGTCGCCTATCGAAGGGCCGCATCTGTCGAGCGTGTTCTTAACTTCTGCGATGCGTTGAACCAAGTCTTGCTTATCAATCGCAGGTATCGCGTAGTTGTTATTGCCGTGATAAGAAGCTACGGTCTGAGTGTAAGTGACGGTTGACTCCACCTGGGCAGTCAGCGCGTCAAGCTTTGCCGCGATCGCGGAAAGATGCGATTCCATTAGTCACCCCGAAGGCCAAAGAAAGTACTCATTTTGTCACAAATTGAAAAGTGAATTGGCACAGAGTGTCGTTGCGCGATCTTGGGAATCTGTTGGTGGATTCGTGGGGGCCCCTCGGATGGGTGAGGCGGTAAGGGTAATTCGAACCCTGGACGCTCGCTAGTCATGGGGCGTCCATAGGGGGGTAATAATAATTTCGGCCGGATATCCCGGTATTTCAAGGGCTTGCGGCCGGCTGGCGGCGCATGGCGGCCCCCTCCGCCCAGCGGGAGGGGGTTATATGGGCGAGAGGATGGCATGCTGAAGTTCACTTCGAAGCTGCGCGACGGCGTCGATTACTACGCTGCGATGCGGCGCCAGCTGCCGTATGCCACTTCGGTCGCACTGAACCGAACCGCTGATGCGGTGCGGCAAGCCCTGGTCCAGCAAACCCAGCAGGTGTTTGACCGGCCTACGCCCTACACCTTGAATGCGCTGCGTGTGGCGCGCGCGAGCAAAGGGAACCTCGTCGCAACCATCGCATATCGCGATGGGGCCGGCAAGGGCACTTCGGCCGATCGCTATCTGGCGCCGCAGGTGCTTGGTGGTGGCCGTAGGCTTAAGCGGTCGGAAAGGGCATTGCAGCGCGCAGGACTGCCGGCGGGCATGTTTACAGTCCCGGCAGCAGCTGCTGAACTGGACGCCTACGGCAACATGTCCCGGGGGCAGGTTGTCCGGCTTCTGTCCTACTTCGAGGCGTTTGGAGAGCAAGGCTATCGCGCGAACGCCACGGCACGAAGCCGCGCGCGGACGGCGAACGTCGGCACCTCGCGGGAAGGCTACCGGCGTATCAACGGCGTCCAGTACTTCATTTCGCGGGGTAAGGGGTCGATGAGCGGCCAGCGGCGCCAGGTCCTACCCGCCGGTATTTGGCGCAAGACAGGTACGCACGGGGCCGATGTGGCGCCAGTCCTGCTGGCGGTAGAGCAGCCCCAGTACACGCCTCGCTTGCCGTTTTACGAGACGGCCGCCGCCGTGTATGGCGAGCGCTTCGATGTGGAGTATTCGACCGCTCTGGACGCTGCATTGGCGACTGCAAGATGATTGACCTGGACAAGAAAACTACGCAAGCAAGGTTCGCGCAGCTGGTTGGGGTCACCCAGCCCGTCATCAGCGGCTTGCTGATGCGTGGGGTGCTCACCAGTGGCGACACGCTGGGAAACTGGCTGTTGGCGTACTGCGGAAACCTTCGGGACGCTGCCGCCGGTCGCAACCGGGACCCCGAATCGAAGGGGTTGGATCCCGCTGAGGAAAAGGCGCGCTTGAACGCCGCTCAGGCTGACAAGGTGGAAATGGAAAACGCCGAGCGTCGCGGCGAACTTGCGCCCGTCTCGATGCTCGAGGAAGTGCTGGTGCGCGCCGGGACGAAGGTGGCGGCCACGTTCGATGCGATACCCGGCATTCTCAAGCGCCGCCTGCCGAACCTGACCGACGCGGATCTGACGATTGTTCGCCGCGAGCTGGCCAAGGCGCGCAACGCTGTGGCCGCCCTGTCCTTGGAGGATATTGAATCGGAAGATGATAACGAGGGTGAATGATGCTCGTAGAAGACAACCGCGCGGGCGTTGCCCGCGCGCTTCGTCGCGGGCTCGCATCCTTTGGTGCCCCGGAGCCGATGACGCTTCGGGAATGGGCGGAGCGAAATTTTTACCTATCCGCCGAGTCGTCTTACGTAGAACAGAACTGGGAGGCGTGGCCCTTCCAGCGCGCGATTCTTGCGTGTATCGGTAGCGATGACCTACACGAAGTTGATGTCATCAAGTCGGCCCGGGTCGGCTACACCAAGATCGTGCTCGCCGCGGTCGGGTATTTCGCCGAGCATCGGCGCCGCAATCAGGCACTCTGGCAGCCAACCGACAGCGCACGGGACGAGTTCGTCAAGACCGAACTAGAGCCCATGCTGCGTGACGTGGAAGTCATGCATCCGATCTTTCCGACCCGGCTGGCCCGCCACAAGGACAACACGCTGCTGGTGAAGAAGTTCATCGGGAGTGCGTTGCACCTGCGGGGCGGCCGGGCTGGAGACAACTATCGTCGCTTGTCGGTCAGTGTGGCGATCCTTGACGAATTCAGTTCGTTCGACTCCAACATTGATGGGGAAGGGGACCCGGGCCAATTGGCCGCCAAGCGCCTCGAGGGCGCGACATTTCCCAAGATGGTGATCGGCTCGACGCCCAAGCTTAAAGAGACATGCCTCATGGAAAAGCGGGCGGCTGGCGCGGATGCGCGGTATGACTACCACATCCGTTGCCCGCACTGCGACGAGCATCACGCGCTCACCTGGGGCGGAAAGGACGAGCCCCACGGCTTCAAATGGCTGAACGATGATCCCGAGACGGTGCGGCATCTGTGCCCGCACTGCGGCACGCTGATCGCACAGGGTGAGTATCTGGGCGCGGCCGAGGATGGGTTCTGGTACGGGTCTGATGGAACGACTATCGACCGAGATGGAGTTTTCCGCAATGCGTCGGGGGACATCATACCGGCGCATAAGCGGGTCGCCTTCCATGTCTGGACCGCATATAGCCCGATGGTCAGTTGGGCGAAGATCGTGCGGGAGTTCCTGGACGCGTATGCGAAAGCAGAGCAGGGCGACGACGAGCCCCTGAAGACCTTCTGGAACACCACCTTGGGCCAAGCCTGGGAAGGCGAAATCGAGAAGATCGAGGCCGACGAGTTGAAGCGGCGCGCTGAAATTGAGGCGTACCGCTTGCCAGGCCAAGCCGAGAATGTGGTTCCACTGGGCTGCACGTTGCTGCTGGCCGGCTGCGACACGCAGGGGAATCGCGTAGAGGTGGCGGTTTGGGGTTTCGGCCGGGGCTGCGAAATGTGGACCGTCGATCACCAGATCTTCCACGGCAACCCTGCGGAGGACGAGGTCTGGAACAGCGTGGCGGAATACCTGTTCGAACGCCGGTTCCAGCACGAGGGCGGCCAGCAGATGAGTATCTACGCGACCGCAATCGACTCCGGGGGGCACTATTCGAATGCCGTATACGACTTCGCCCGTCGCAATAAGGCGCGGCGTGTGTACGCGGTGCGCGGGCGCCCCTTCGGTGAGAAGGCGATCAAGGATGGCGCTGGCCAGGTCGACATCGACTGGCGCGGCAAGCGCGTGAAGAAAGGCGTAATCCTGTGGCATGTGGGAACCAACCGCGCGAAGGACTTGTTACATAGCCGGCTGGCGATCGAATCTCCCGGGCCCGGATACGTTCACCTGTCCGCGGACCTGTCCGACGAGTGGTTTCGCCAGTTCTCTGGCGAAGTGCGGGTGGCTCGCAAGACGGCCACGGGTGTTCGCACGCTTTGGACGGCGATTCGCAAGCGGGTGGAAACCTGGGACTGCGCCGTGTACGCGCTGTGGGTCGCGGAGCATCTTGGCCTGACCCGCAAGACAGATGCGTGGTGGGATGCGATGGCGGCCAAGTTGGACGCGCTGCCGCCGCCTGCCGATTCGGTGGAGGCGGATGACGCGCCGCCGCCCGCCGCGCGCGGCAGGCGACCGTCACCAGCGGTCCCGGCCGAGGCGGCGCCCGCCAAGCCCCGGGCGCCGCCTCGGCCGGCCCGGCGCCGATCGTCTGCCTCCAGCTATTTGAAGGCCCGCAGGTAGAGAGCGTGCTGCGGGCATAACCTCGGCTATAGAACAGGGCGACAAAAATGGCGTACACCCAAGCCGACCTCGAAAAGCTGGACCGTGCGATCGCGGGCAGCCAGCTTGAGGTCCAGTACGACGGCAAGCGCGTGCGCTTTCGCAGCATTGACGAACTGATGCGAGCGCGAGCGCACGTATCCGCAGAAATCAACAAGGGCAAGCGGCGCCCGCGACAGTTTCGACTGCGCAGCGCCGGAAAGGGAATTCGATGAGCTACGCCAAGCACCGCCGATCCGGCCTTCTGGTGCCGCGGCGTCTGAATGCACAGATGAGTTCCAGCTACGAAAGCGGCAGCGCGACCGGCAGCCGCGCAAAGAGCTGGAATCCGTCGGCGGCCGGCCCGAACTCGGCTGCGACGCAGGGACTGCCCCTGCAGCGACGACGAGCCAGGGACGCGGTCCGCAATGATCCGTGGGCGTCTACCGCCGAGCGCAAGTGGGACAGCAACGCGGTGGGTACGGGCATTCAGCCGTACCCGCAGCACCCCGACAAGTCGGTGCGCAGGCTTCTGAAAGAGCTGTGGGCGGACTGGTGTGTCGAGGCCGATGCCGATGGGCGCCTGGACTTTTACGGCATGCAGTCGCTGGCGGACCGATCCATCTTCACTGCGGGGGAAATCTTCTGTCGGTTTCGTCGGCGGCGCCCCTCGGACGGCCTGGTGGTTCCGCTGCAGCTGCAGCTGATCGAGGGTGACCAGGTTCCGGTGGAACGCACCTACCCGCTGCCCAACGGCGGCGAGGTGGTCAATGGCATCGAATTCGATGCTATCGGCCGACGGGTGGCCGTTCACATGTGGCGGCGTCACCCCGGCGAGTTCGGGCGGTCCAGCCCTGCGCAGGAGATTGTGTCGGTGCCGGCGGACCAGGTCATCCACGCATACCAGATGCAGCGGCCTGGCCAGGTTCGCGGGGTGCCGGCCCTCGCAACGGTGCTGCTGCGGCTGAAGTCGATCGACAACCTGGATGACGCGGTGATGTACCGCCAGGAGGTTTCCAACCTGTTCGCTGGCTTCATCACCAGGCCGGATCCTGATGAAGATCCGACCAATCCGCTGACGGGTGGCCAGGAGGACTATGTCGAGGATGACGACGGCATCCCGCTGGTGTCCATGGAGCCGGGCACCATGCAGGAGCTGGCGCCCGGCGAGCAGGTGACGTTTTCGACGCCGCCCGGGGCCGACAACAACTACGACAGTTTCATGCGGCATCAACTGATGGCGGCTTTTGCCTCTGTCGGGATTCCCTATGAGCTGGCGACAGGAGACCTGCGCAACATCAGCGATCGGGCGCTGCGGGTGCTGGTGAACGAGTTCCACCGTCTGATCGAGCAATACCAGTGGCACTGCCTTATTCATCAATTTTGCCGACCGGTATGGGCGGCATGGATCGACGCGCTGGCGCTGGCCGGCACCATTCCGATGCCGGATTACCACCGGCGTCGCCGCGAGTGGCTGCGCGTCCTCTGGGTTCCGCAGGGCTGGCCGTACTTCCATCCGGTGCAGGACATTGAGGCCAAGAAAATGCAGGTGCGATCTGGCTTCACAAGCCGCTCGGCGGTGATCTTGGCCCAGGGAGATGACCCTGATCAGGTCGCCGCCGACATCGAAGCGGACAACTTGGCGGCGGACGCCGCGCGGGCGGTGTTCGACAGCGATCCGCGGCGGTCTACATCTGCCGGCAAGGCTCTTTCACCGGCCGATGCGGAATAGCAGCAGCAATTTCAACTATGGAGCCATCATGGCAAAGAAGCTCTGGTACACGATCACTGCAAAGGCGCAGGCCGAAAAGCCGGTGGTCGAAATCCGAATCTACGACGAAATCAGCTTCTGGGGGACAACTGCCGAGGCCTTCGTGGCAGAGTTGGACGCGGCGGCGGCCGGCGGCGCCGATATCGTGGTGTCGCTCAACAGCCCTGGGGGCGACGTCTTCGACGCGCTCGCGATCTATAACGCGCTGCGGCGCTATGCCGGCCGGGTGACGACTCGGGTTGACGGATTCGCGGCATCGGCGGCGTCCCTGATCGCAATGGCGGGCGATCAGCTGATCATGCCGGAGAACGCTCAACTGATGATCCACAACGCCTGGACCATCGCTGGCGGAACGGCCGAGGACCTGCGCTCGACCGCGGACATGATGGATCGGGTCCGCGACGGCGTTGTCGCAGCCTATTCGCGCAAGAGCGGGCAGGACGCCGACAAGATCGTGGAAATGATGGACGCGACCACGTGGATGTCGGCGTTGGAGGCGCAGGCCCTGGGATTCTGCGATCTTATCGAAGATCCTGTGCGCCTCCAGATGTCTTCCGATCTGGCCGCTGAGGTGCTCCGAAAGCATAAGAATCTGCCGGCGGAGGTGTCCGCTATGCTGGATGCGCTCGAGGCCGAGTCGCCCTGCGACCCCGCTCCGCCGCCTGCCACGACGACGGAAGCGCCGCCGCCGCTGGCGCCCGCCGCTGAGCCTCAAGCCAATGCGGCCCAGGCCACGGCCCTTGTCGGCCACGTATACGCCGCCTGCCGGACTGCCGGTGTGGCCCATCTCGCGGAGGGCGTACTACTTTCCTGCGGCCTCGCAAGCAAAGAGGGGGCGGACGAGCGAATCGTCCAGGCGGCCGAGATCGCCGGCGTCTGCCTGGCCGCCAAGATGGCCGAAAAAGCACCCGAATTCGTCGCGGCAGGTCTTTCGGTGGACCAGGCCCGGGCAAGGCTGTTCGACGCTCTGGCCGCGGCTTCCGAGCAGGCTGTCGACAACAGGCTGCGGCCGGACGCTAACGCGGTCAGGGCAGTCCCGGCGCTTTCGATCACCAACTTCTACGAGGCTCGTGCTGCGGCACGCCGCCGCGCGTCCTAAGCAGCACTCAACCACCCTGGAGAACGTATGAAAATCCTGCACGAAAAAGCCCGTACCGCCGAATTCCTCTTGTCCGAGGGGGCCGGCGAGATCTCCCGCGAGAAAATCATCTTGGCCGCCACGGCGACCGGTTACCCGTCCGGCCAGGTGCTGGGGCAAATCACTGCCACCAAGCAATACGCGGCGTACAACCCCGCCGGCACCGATGGCACGGAAAAGGCCGCTGCGGTGCTGTACGGCGCGGCGGACATCTCGACGGACCCCCAGCCGGCGACTGCCATCGTCCGCCTCGCGGAAGTCGTGGCCACGTCCCTCACCGGCCTGGACGCAGAAGCCCGCGCCGACTTCGCCCCAACCTTCCTGATCGTCCGCGACTAATTCGCGCCATCGGAACCCCGCTCAAGGACCAAAGTATGGCCCGCTTAGGCGGGTCATTGTCATTTTCAGGAGCCTACAACATGGCACACATCGATATCTTCCGCGACAACGCGTTCTCCTTGGCGTCCCTGACGGCCGCCCTCAACGTCCAGCCCGAAGGCCAGGCCGTGCCCTCCACTCTGGACAGTATGTTCGACGAGGACGGCGTTTCGACGCTGACGGTCTCGATCGAGCGCGAAAACGGCAAGCTCGCTCTGGTGCCGGACTCTCCCCGCGGCTCGCCTGGCCAGACCACCGAGAAGGACCGCCGCGACCTGATCCCGTTCAACACGCTGCACCTGCCGCTGCGTGACACGATCTATGCCGACGAGATCCAGGGCGTACGCGCGTTCGGCACCGAAAGCGAGCTGGAGGTGATGCAGGGCATCGTCAACAAGCGCACCGTGAAGCTGCGCTCGCGGATCAACGCAACGCTCGCCTACCATCGCCTGGGTGCTGTCACCGGCAAGATCTTCGATGCCGACGGCCAGCGCGTGCTGCTCGATCTGTACGACCGATTCGGCTACACGCAGAAGACGGTGAACCTGGCGCTCGGTACGGCCACCACCAAGGTGCGCCAGAAGGTGCTCGACGCCAAGCGCCAAGCCGAAGACGCGCTCGCCGGCGCCGTCCAGATCAAGGGCTGGCTCGGCATCATGGGGCGCGCCCTGTACGACGCGTTTACCGGCCACGATTCCGTCGAGAAGGCGTTCGACCGCTGGAAGGACGGCGAATTCCTGCGCGCCGACATGCGCAAGGGCTTCATCTTCGAAGACGTCGAGTGGAAGGAGTACTACGGCAAAGTCGGTGCCGTGACCTTCCTCGATCCGAACGAGGGCTACCTGGTGCCGATCGTCACCGAAGATCTGTTCCAGACCCGCTTCGCGCCGGCCAACCACATCGACGTGGTCAACACCCCGGGCCTGCCGTTCTATGCCTCGCAGGAGATTCTCCAGCACGGCATGGGCGTCGACCTGAAGGTGCAGTCCAACCCGCTGACGATCAACACGCGGCCGAACGCCGTCATCCGGTTGAAGGCGTCGTAAGCACCATGTGGGACAACGCGATCTTTGATGAAGCGTTCGACCAGGCCGGGATGCGCGAGCTTGCCAGCCTGGACGGCGTTGTCCCCGCGGTCGATTTCATGGTCCGGTTTGACCGGCCCGATGTGATCGACGAGGCGAATTTGGTCCACTCCACCGATTACGAGATCGAATTCACGACGGCGTCGGCCCCCGGCTTGAAGTACCACACCCGCCTATGGATTGGGGGGAAGCTCTACCGAGTTCGGCAGGAACCCACCGTGCGTGGGGATGGGTACTGGACCCGCGCTTTGTTGGAGCTTTTGCCATGACCTCGCTGGCGCAACGTTACGTGGAGGACCTTCGCTTGGCCCTCGCGGGGGCGTCCGGAGACTTTCCGGCAGCTGTTGAGAATTCCCCCATGCGCGCGATTTCGCGCGAGGACCCGAAGGTCGTCTCGGTGCAGTTGGGGGCCGAGTCGATCCAGGAGCTGTTGTCGCCGCGTGTCACTCGAGTTCGTGAAATCCATCTGATCGTTCATACATGCGGCGACGATCACCTCCAATTGGCCGAGGAGGTGTTCGAAGCAGCGCAGCCGATCGTGATGGGGTATTCCGGGCCCAACATGGTGTCGATCGTGGAGTTCGGCACGGACGAGCCCAAGTACGCCAATGGCGATCTTCGTCGGCAGGTGGTCACCAAGCGCTACCGCATCACCTATCAGACCGATGAGCATTCCCTGGGCGCGTAACGCCCCAGCACCCGAAGGAGAACAGCATGTCCGCAATGAAACCGGCCGGCGCGCCGGAGACCGATGCTGATACCGAGACAGTCGGCACCCCGTCCGCAGCGATCAGCCCGGCCGCGGCGGCGCCTGACAAGTTCCACGGCCAGGGCGGCAGCTACGTGCGCGATCCCGCCACGGGCGAGCGCGTGCTTGTCGAGCGGACGTCGCCGTGCGACTGCGGTGGCGCCAGTTGACCACATGAATTCAGATACTTACGGAGCCAATAATGGCCAAATCCATCCGAAAGACGCTGTTGCTGGCCAAGATCCAGACGGCGGAAGGGGTCGACCCGGTTCCCACCGGGGCGGCCAACGCGATCCTGCTGCGCAACGTGACCGCCACACCCCTGTCGGCCGAATTCGTCGAACGCGCGCTGCTGCGGCCCTACATGGGCAACGCGGGTCAAGTGGCGACCACCCAGTACGCCCAGATTGAAGGCGAGGTCGAGCTGGCCGGGTCGGGCACGGCTGGTAAGGCGCCGGCCTGGGGGCCGCTGCTGCGCGCTTGTGGCTTTGCCGAGACGGTCACGACCGGAACGGACGTGCGCTACCTGCCGGTGTCCGAAAATTTCGAGCGCATCGCGCTGCACTACTACCTGGACGGCGTCTTTCACAAGATCCTGGATGCGCGCGGCACGGTGTCCTTCGACCTGACTGCCAAGGGCATCCCGTTCATGCGCTTTCGTTTCATGGGTGTCTATCTGCCCATCACCGACGGCGCCAACCCGACCGACGTGGACTACAGCGCCTTCCAGATCCCGAAGGGCGTCAACAAGGCCAACACGCCGGCCTGGTCGCTAGGCAGCTATTCCGGTTGCTTGCAGTCGCTGACCTTCGACATCGCCAACCAGCTGGTCTGGCGCTCGCTGATCGGCTGCGAAGGGGCGGAGATCACCGACCGCCAGCCGACCGGCAAGATTTCCCTCGAGCTGCCGCGCATCGCCCAGCTGGATTGGCCCGCGATCGTGCTGTCCGGCGAAGGTAAGGCGCTGGCGATTCAACATGGAACAGCAGCGGGCAACATCGTCGAGATCAAGGCGCCTACCGCGCAGATGACCAATCCGGCTTATTCGGACCAGGACAACGTGGCAATGCTCGGCCTGGACATGAATGTAAACCCGGGCCCGGAGGGCAACGACGAACTGGAAATCATCGTTCGCTGAAAAGCTGCGGCGAGCGGTCAGTTTCTATCACCTGCGCCTGGGCCTGCCGGGCGTTTTCGCATTTTGGAGCATTACATGCCATTTGTTGTCAGCAAGCGCGCTCTCGCGGCGTGCGATATCAAGGTCGCCGTCCACGGTGAAAACGGCGCTCCCGTCGAAATCGACTTCATTGCGCAATACAAGCGCAGCCCGCTGGACCAGATCAACGCGTTGCATGACGCGATGACCAATGCCTACCGCGAGCGTCTCGGTCAGCCGCTGCTGCCGGTCGCCAAAGGGCAGAAGGCGTCCGAGAAGTGGGAATACGCCTCCGACGTCGAATTCATTAAGGACAGGATGACCGGGTGGCTGGGGGTGCGCGACGGCCAGGGCGACGCCGTGCCGTTCTCGGCTAAGGCGCTGGACCAGGTCCTCAAGGATTGGCCTGAACTGGTCGCGCCGCTGTTCCAAGGCTTCTGGCGTGCCCATCAGCAGGTGCGGGAAAAAAACTCCTAGAGGCCGCGCGGTACTGGGCAACGGGCGGTCGGCGCGCGGAGACCGCATTCGACCCCGATGATGCAGTGCTGGCGGCCTTGACCTTGGCCGGTGCGCCTGCGGACGTTCTGGACGCGGCAGGAGCCAGGGCGGCCGACGAGCCCTTTGAGGTGTTCGAGGAGAACTGGGAGACGGTCAGGGCATTTCTGGAGCTTGAAACATGCTGGACGTGGCTTGTTCCCGCAATGGGGCCTCCGCTGCGTGCCGGCATTTCGGCGACCGAGATTCGCGCAACGCTGGAGGTTCTATTGCCTCCGGGGGCAGACCTGAGGGAGGCGTTCTTGGATATTCGCGCGATGGAGCGCGCCGCCTTGGAGGTGTTTCTGGGGCAGGCGTAGGCCGGCAATTTGAACTTTCAGCGGCAGAATTCAATGAATGAAAAGGTTCTAGGCGTCACGCTGACCGCAAACGAGGCTGACCTGCTGCGTGGATTCTCCGCGTCTGGCGCAGCGGCGGCGGAATTTGCCGCAACGGCCGAGGCCAGCCTGGGCCGGGCGAGCGCGGCCTCTGCGCGGATGGGCGCATCCGCGGGGCAGATGGCCCAAGCCGTTAACGCCTCTGCGGCGGGTAGCCAGGCGTTCGTGCAGACGTCTGATAGGTTCGTCCAGGGCCTCGAGCGCCAGGTACAGGCGATTGGCAAGACGAGGTCCGAATTGCTCGAGCTGCAGGCGGCCGAGCTTGGCGTATCCGCCCGTGCTGCCCCCTTGATTGCCAAGCTGCGCGAACAGGAAGTTGCGTTGGGCTCGTCCGGCCGCGCGCTGGATAGGTACGGCAACAGCGCCGCACAGACCGCAGCCGCCATGCGGGGTGTACCGGCGCAGCTGACCGACATCGTGGTGTCCTTGCAGGGTGGGCAACAGCCCATGACCGTCCTGCTGCAGCAGGGCGGCCAGCTAAAGGACATGTTCGGCGGCGTTGTGCCGGCCGCGAAGGCGCTGGGAAGCACGCTTCTTGGGCTGATCAACCCTTATACCCTGGCCGCTGGCGCGGCTGTGGCCTTCGGTATAGCCGCCTATCAGGGAAGCGAGGACGCCTCACGCCTGAATCGGACTATTCAGCTGACGGGCAACTATGCGGGGGTAACGGCGGAGAAGATCCGCAGTATGGCCGCCGCCGCAGCTGGTGAGAATGGAAGCCGCGGCAGGGCGCAGCAGGCAGTCGAGGCGCTGGTCGCGACGGGGCAGATTTCGGCCGACACCATCCAGATGATGTCAAGCTCGATGGTTGCCTTCCAAAAGGCATCGGGCCAGGCCATGGACGAAATCTCCAAGGATTTCGCCAAGATGCCCGAAGGGGTGACGAAGTGGGCAGAGGAGCATAACCGCTCGCTCAACTTCATGAGCCTGGCTCAGTGGGACTACATCCGTACGCTGGAGGAGACAGGCAACCGCGAAGGTGCCATGCAGGAGACCTCGCGGGCCCTGCACGACTATCTGGGCACTGAAGCGCCGGAAAAACTGGGCGTGCTCGAACGTGCGTGGCGGGACGTGAAGGGCGCCGTCGACGGCGCCTGGGAGTCAATGAAGCGGGTGGGGCAGGAGCAGGACCCGCTGGAAGCGCGTATCGCCACGCTGCGCGAGAACATTGCGCTGATGCGCCAGCGTGATGCAGGGCCGGCCGGATTGAACGAGGCCGGCCGTGCGCGCGTGAGAAATGCCGAGGGTGCCCTGGGCGACGCGCTGGATCAAAAGGGCCTGGCGGATGCCGTTGCGCAGGTCAAGGGGCTCAATGCCGCGGCGAACGCGGCGGCTATCGAGGCGGCCAAGAGCCTGGATGCTTACGACAAGCAAACCAACAAGGTTCGGCAGCTGACCGAGGCGCTGGAGAAAAACGCGCGCCTGGAGGCGGCCATTCGTGCCGTCAATCCCGAGGATGACCGGATATCGTCCAAAGCCATCCGGGAACGCGAAGCAGAGACCCGCAAGAAGTTCCAGGACAAGGACGCCGTCAGCGCCGGGCAGAATTCACTGTCTGGCCAGCTGGCAGCGATGCAAGCCCAGGCGCGCATGCGTGAGGAGGCCTTGCGCGCTGAAACGGCCGCGCTGGAAGGCCAAAGGGCGGCCGGCCTGTTGTCCGAAGAGGCATTCATTCGGCGGCGGGCGGCGGCCCAACGGGCAGCCCTCAGCGACGAGCTGGACATCGCCCGCAAACAAGCGGATATCGCCGGCGGCAAGAAGCAGATCGCGGAACGCGAGCGCTACGCCGGCCGGGTGCAGGAACTCGAGGCCCAGATCGCGAGGTCGCAGCAGCAAGAGGCGACCGACATCGAGAAGTACCAGGCCAAGATCCGGGGCGCCCTACGCGCTACGCAGCTCGATATCGCCAATTACAGCGAAACCCGCGCTCTCCAGGAAAGCCGGCAGAACAACGCGCTGACCCTGGGCAGCAACGATCGGGCGCTGGTGGATGCTATCAACCAAGCGCAAGATAGGTTTCGGCGGATCCGCGACGGCTTCACCGACAAGATGCTGCGCGAAGGCGGCGGCGGTGCGCTGGAGTCTGATCAGTATCTGCAGGGCATTGCTCAGATCGATGCCGCAATGCAGGCGCAGATTGAGCGTGAGCGCGGCTACATGGAGGAACGGGTAGCGCTTCAAGGCGATTGGAAGAACGGAGCCATTCGTGCGCTGAACGACTGGTCTGACGCGTCTGCCAACGTCATGGCGCAATCGCAGCAGGTGTTTTCCAGCCTGTTCCAGGGCATGTCGGACGCTGTGGCCTCCTTCGTGGTCAGCGGCAAGGCGAATTTCGCAGATTTTGCGAAGAGTGTCCTTTCTGACTTGGCACGCATCGCGGCGCGTCAGGCGACGATGGGGATTTTCACCAGCGTCGTCGGCTCCTTGTTCGGTGCTGCATCTGGAGCTGCAGCCGGGACTGAAGCGGCAGCAAGTCAAGTCCAGGCGTCGGGTGGTGACGGAATCGGATCGCTGATCGCGTCGAATGGCTGGACCGCCAACGCCAAGGGCAATGTCTACGAGTCGCCGAGTCTCTCGGCTTTTTCGAATGGCGTCTTCCATACGCCCCAGGTATTCCAGTTCGCGAAAGGAGCCGCGGTGTTCGCTGAGGCGGGTCCCGAAGCCATCATGCCCTTGCGGCGAGGTCCGGACGGACGTCTCGGGGTGCAGGCCCTCGGCATGGCGCAGCCCTCGCAAGCAGCGGCTCCCGTGCAGGTCAACATCTATATGCAACAGGACGGAACCAGCAGGACGGAAGCACCCCAGGGTCTGGAGCAATTCGGGCGTGAACTGGGCGAATTCGTCGATTCGCGGTGCCAGGTTCTTATCGCGAAGTCTTACCGCCCGGGCGGGGCGTCTTGGAACGAGCGCTATGGAAGGAAGGGGCAATGAGCAATTTGGAGGTCTTTCAGTGGAGTCCCAGGCGAAATCCGCAGGCAGAAGTGAAGTTCAGGGTTCTCCGGGCTCAGTTTGGCGACGGCTATGAGCAGGTCGTCGGGGATGGAATAAACAATCGTACCGAGTCCTGGCCGTTGTCGTTCTTTGGCAGCGAGTCAGAAATCCGGCCGATCAAGGATTTTCTCGATCGCCACGGCGCCTCGCGGGCCTTCCTGTGGACCGCGCCGCTGGGAACCCAAACATCGTACCGCGCCGGCGACTATCAATTGGTGGCGATGGGAGGCGGCTGGTACACGATCTCGGTGACATTCACACAGCGGCATGTGCCGTAGAGACTATGCAAGAACTTGAACAAATCCCCATTGGCCAGCAGGCCAATGATGGCACGGGTGACCCGTTGCGCAACGGCATGGCCAAGGTCAACGCCAACTTCACCAAGGTGCAGGCGGGCGTCGACGCAGTGGAGCTGATCGCGGCGAGTGCGGCGCAGACTGCTACCGAGGCCAAGACCACGGCCGACGCCGCAATCCCCGCGACCCAGAAGGGCATGGCTGGGGGCGTCGCGCCACTGGATGCCACCGGCAAGGTGCCGGCGGTCCACCTGCCGGAACTGGTCGATTACATCCCGGTGGAAGAAAAGGGCGCCGCTGGAGGCGTGGCGCCGCTCGATGCGCAGGGCAAGGTGCCAGCCGCCAACCTGCCGGCGGCGCAGGACTCCATCCCGTTGACGCAAAAAGGGGCCGCTGGTGGTGTGGCGACGCTCGATGGTGCGGGCCAGGTTCCCGTGGGGCAATTGGGCGGCGCGGTGAAGGCCACAGAGAAGGGCGCCGCGAGCGGCGTTGCGACGCTGGACTCTGGCGGCAAGGTGCCGGCCGCGCAGCTGCCGCCCATTCCGACCGGACCGCCCGTGGCTTCCATCGCCTGGTGGCCGTTGCGAACGTCGATTCCCGCCGGCCAGATTCCTGCGGATGGGCAGACTGTCAGCCGGGCCACGTTTCCCGACTTGGCGGCCATGGTGACAGGCGGCAAGGTACCGGTAGTGGCCGAGGCGGATTGGTTGGCAGATCCGCTCAAGCGTGGCAGCTACACAGTAGGCGACGGCTCCACCACCATACGACTGCCGGATTTGAACGGCCAATCGGCCGGCTCGCTGGGGGCGCTTTTCCAGCGTGGAGACGGTGCTCTGTCCAGTGGCACCAACGGGCTTATTCAGCGAGACGCCTTGCAGAATATGACCGGCACGGTTGGGGTGTTCTGGCGAGCTATTGTGGGCACGGCCAACGGCGTATTTACGTCCCCGCAAAACGGCACCTCCGGCGTGTCGGGAGGGACCGGCGGGGATAACGCCTACGTTACGTTTGATGCCTCACGAATGGCCCGCACGGCGACAGAAACCCGTCCCATGAACGTATCTGGTGTTTGGACGGTGCAGGCGTTCGGCGCCGTCACCAACCCCGGTAGTGCTGACGCTGCCCAGCTGGCGAGCGACTATGCAGCGCTTAATGCTGCGTTTCAGAGCCTGCGCGCGCAGGTCTTTGGCGTGGGGCAGTCGATGCAGAACGTAGCGCCGAATCGGGCTATCGGCGTCACCTACACGAACTCCACCGGCCGTCCAATCGTGGTCTACGTCTCTGGAGACACCAACACCAGCGCGGGCGGAAACATCGGTATCACCATTGGCGGGCTGTTCATCACGCGGTCCATCTGGGCCTCACAAGGTATTGCGCTCGCGGTGTCGGCTGTTGTCCCGCCCGGGATTCCATACGTCGTCAATGCCTCCGGAATTTCGCTTTCGCAGTGGCAGGAGTACCGATAGATGCAGACTTTCAAAGACACCGAGACTGGCAAGTTCTATCAATTCGAAGACGAGGTCGTGGCGGACAATTCGGCCGGATACTACGTCTTCCGCTCACCGTTCGGATTGATGGAAGTGCCGACTACGTTGGCGCCGGCCTCGTTGGAAGAAATGCCCGCTCCGCCTCCTTTGGACCCCGCGCCAGTGTCGCGCTACCAGGGCCGCGAGGCGATGCGCCTCACGCCATATCCGAAGGAAGGGCGGCCGGACTGGACGCTGTTCGACGCCTTCGAAGAGTTGCTGAACGATCCGGCCACGCCAGCCTATTACCGCCGTGCCTGGGACGAGTTGCAGGCGTTCGAATGGGGCAGCGCCATGCTGCACGCGGCGGCCGACGTGCTGGGGCTGACGCTGGCCCAGCGCCTGGACCTGTTCGCCCTGGCCGGCACGTTGAAGGCATAGGAGGCAGCATGCGGATCTATGCTGATGTGCAAAAGCTGGAGGTCGGCGACCTGGTCGAACTCTACGAGCTGGACGCCACCCCGATCGGCGGGACGCTTCAGCGCTTCCATGGTTACACGCAGGTCGGCCCTATCTGGTGGCAGGGCAACCAGTACGACCCGTGGGCGATCACGGCGGAAGGCTTCGAGCAGGTGGGCGACGGCCAGCAGCCCACGCCCACGCTGTCGGTCGGAAACATCGGCGCGGACGCCGAGGGCAAGCCGATTGCGGGCGTGATTTCCTCGTTGTGTATCGCGCTGGATGACCTGGTGGGTGCCTGGGTGCGGGTGCGGCGCACGCTGGGCAGCTATCTTGACGCCCAGAATTTTCCGGAAGGCAACCCAACCGCGAACCCGGCCGAAGAACTACCGACCGAGGTCTGGATCGTGCAGCAGAAGACGGCCGAAACCGCCGAGGTGGTGGAATTCCAGTTGTCGAGCGCGCTGGACTTCGACGGCCAACAACTGCCCAGCCGACCGATCATCGCCGGCGTGTGCGGCTGGCTGCGCAAGGGCGGCTACCGCGGCCCGTACTGCGGCTACACCGGCAGTCGCATGTTCGATTTGGCCGGCAACCCGGTCACGGACCCGGCGCGCGATCGCTGCTCGGGCCTTATGTCGGACTGCAAGAAGCGATTCGGTGAATACGAGGTCATCAACTTCGGCGGGTTCCCCTCGGCCGACCTCATCAGGGGATAGACATGCGCAAGAAGACGATGGAGGCCATCCGCGCCCACGCGGTGGCCGAGTACCCGCGCGAGTGTTGCGGGCTGGTCGTGATGGCGACCCGCCGTGAGGTGTATGTGCCGTGCCGGAATACGGCGGCCAGCGCAGACCATTTCGTGCTGGCGTCCGACGACTACGCCGCGGCCGAAGACTCGGGGCGGATCGTGGCAATCGTGCATTCGCATCCCGACGAGACACCGACGCCCAGCGAGGCGGACCGCGTGGCCTGCGAGGCTACGGGCCTGCCCTGGTTCATCGTGGCCGTGGCCAAGGACGAGGACGGCGCCGTGGTGGCGAGCGAGGTCCGGGGCTTTACCCCGGTGGGCTTCCAGGCCCCGTTGCTAGGCCGTCAGTTCGCGCATGGCGTGCTGGATTGCTACAGCCTGGTGCGGGATTGGTACAAGCGCGAGCGCGGTATCGAGCTGCTGGACTTCCAGCGCGATGAAGGCTGGTGGGAGCCAGGCCGCGAAGGCGACCTGTACATGGACCACTACGCCGAGGCCGGATTCCGGCCGCTGCAGGCCGGCGAGGACATGGCGCCCGGCGACGTGATCCTGATGCAGGTCCGATCCAACCGCGCCAACCACGCCGGCGTGTTCCTGGGCGCCGAAGGGCTGAAGGAAGCGCCGGGACTGTTCTCGGTGCCGGATGCGATGTTGCACCACCTGTATGGGCGTCAGTCTGAGCGGGTGGTGTATGGCGGTTATTGGCGCGAGGCAACGCGCCTGGTGCTGCGTTATCAAGGGTGAAGCATGAACGAAACACTACGCACGGTGCGACTTTACGGGCGCCTGGGCGCTAAATACGGGCGGGTGCATAGGTTGGCCGTCAGCAGCGCCGCGGAGGCGGTCCATGCGCTCTGTGTGCTGGTGCCAGGCTTTGAGGCCGAGATGGCGGCGAGCGCAGGAAAGGGAGTGGCATACGCCTGCTTTGTCGGTAAGCGGAATCTGAGCGAAGACCAGCTTTCGCATCCGGTTGGTGATGCCGATATCCGCATCGCGCCGATGCCTGCCGGTGGCAAACGCGGCGGGTTGTTCCAGACCGTTCTGGGAGCCGCGCTTATTGCGCTGGCAGTTTGGAACCCAATGGGATGGGTGGCATTGGGTGCGCAGGGGGCAATTGGCACGACTGCGATGTTCTCGATGGGGGTGTCGTTGGCCTTGGGTGGAGTGGTGCAAATGCTCTCGCCCCAACAGCGAGCCCTAAGTGCCGCAGATCGGCCCGAAAACGGCGCCTCCTACAACTTCAATGGGCCGGTCAACACGTCAGCCCAGGGCAACCCTGTACCGGTGTTGTACGGGCACATGATTATCGGCAGCGCGACGATCTCGGCCGGAATATTCTCTGAGGATCAGGCATGAAAATGAGGCAATGCAGAAAGGCACCTTCGGGTGCCTTTTTTTATGGGCGTCGTCGGGGTGAAGTCGCGCCTGTCGTCGGCCATAAGGGCGGCAAGGGCGGCGGTGGTGGCCGAGGCCCCAGCGAGGCCCCGGATAGCCTGCATAGCATCGCCTATGCCCGCGTCATCGATTTGTTGAGCGAAGGCGAGATCTACGGCCCTGTGCATGGCCTTGGTGGCGCGCTGCGCGACGTATACCTCAATGGCACGCCCGTTGCGAATGCAGACGGCTCGCTGAACTTTTCCAACGTGTCGATCGACTTCCGGACTGGCACGCAATGGCAAGACCCATTGCCTGGGTTCCCGGCGTCCGAGAACACCATCGGCGTCAACACCGAACTGAAGGCCACGCAGCCCTGGGTCCGCCTGTTCACCAATCGCCAGTTGTCCGCTGTACGGGTGACGCTGGCCGTCGAGGGTCTGAGCCGCGCCGACACGTCGAACGGCGATATCAACGGCTACCGTGTCGAGTACGCCATCGATGTAAGCCGGGACGGCGGCGCCTACCAGCAGGTGCTGGCCAGCGCTTTCGACGGCAAGACCACGCAGCGCTACGCGCGGTCGCATCGTGTTGAGCTGCCGGCCGGTGTGCAACAGGGGTGGAGCGTTCGCGTTCGGCGCCTGACTGCCAACGCGAACAGCAACACGATCGCGGATCGCACCATCGTCGACGCCGTAACCGAGGTGATCGACGCCAAGCTGCGCTATCCCATGTCCGCCGTCGTCGGTATCAAGATTGACGCGGCGCAGTTCCAGAGCGTGCCCACGCGGGCCTATGATCTGAAGGGCCGCATTATCCGGGTGCCGAGCAACTACGACCCGGAGACGCGCGCCTATATCGGAACCTGGGATGGCACGTTCAAGACGGCGTGGACCGATAACCCGGCCTGGGTGTTCTTCGACCTGGTGGGCAACGACCGCTACGGCCTGGGCGAGCGGGTTCCGGCCGGCTGGCTGGACAAGTGGGGCCTGTACCAGATCGGCCGGTATTGCGATGAACTGGTGGACGATGGTTTCGGCGGAAAGGAGCCGCGATTCACCTGCAATGTCTACTTGCAGACGACGGCCGATGCGTACCGCGTTGTCCAGGATCTGGCATCCGTGTTTCGCGGCATGGCGTACTGGGCGAATTCTTCGGTGATCGCCGTGGCCGACATGCCGAGTGATCCGGTCTATACGTACTCGTCAGCTAACGTCATTGATGGCCGGTTCTCCTACACAGGGTCGGCGTTGAACACGCGCTACACGGTCGCGCTGGTGTCCTGGACCGACTTGACGGACATGGGGCGCCAGAAGGTCGAGTATGTCGAGAACCGAGAGGGCATTGCCCGCTATGGCATCAAGCAGCTGGAGGTGACGGCTTTCGGATGCACGTCGCGGGGCCAGGCGAATCGTGTCGGAAAGTGGCTTTTGCTGACCTCCAATCTGGAGACCCGCGGCGTCACCTTCAGCGTCGGCTTGGAGCATTGCCAGATCCGACCCGGCAGCATCATCCGCATTGCCGATCAGCATTTGGCCGGGCGGCGTATCGGCGGACGCATCCGGGAAGCGACGGCCAGCCGAATCGTGGTCGACGCCGAACTGGGTATCCGGCCGGGTGACCGCCTGACCGTGAACCTGCCCAGCGGCAAGTCCGAAACGCGGGTCGTGTCTTCGGCGATGGGCGAGCCGTTGACGCTGGACAGCGGGGTTTACAGCTACGACTCGACCACGCTGACGTGGGACTTGATCGGCCTGCCTGGCACCGCCATGCACATCGATGTCAGCACGCCGTTTTCTGAGGTTCCGGAGCCGGACTGCGTATGGACGCTGGAGTCTGAGGCGCTGTCGGCGCAGACGTTCCGCGTCCTGAGCATCAAGCGCAAGGATGGTGTGCTGGCCGATATCTCGGCCATCCAGCACGAGCCGGGCAAGTTCAACAACGTCGACTTCGGTACGCGCCTGGACCGCCCGCCGATTTCTGTGGTGCCCCCGGGTGTGCAGTCGCCGCCCACGGAACCGAAGATCAGCGCCTATTACATCGTCAGCCAGGGCATTGCGAATCACACCGCTGTTTTCGAATGGAAGGCGGCCGATAGCGCGGTGGCCTATGAGGTGCAGTGGCGCCGCGATAACTCCGACTGGATCAACCTGCCGGGCACGGGCTACACGCGCGTGGAGGTGCCGAACATTTACGCCGGCGGCTACACGTTCCGCGTGCGGGCGCTGAACTCGCTGGGCGTGGCGTCGATCTGGACCACGTCCACGCTGACCCAGCTGGACGGCATTGTCGGGCCGCCGCCGGTGGTGACGAGCCTGATTGCCAAAGGCCTGTTGTTCGCCATCCAGCTGGACTGGGGCCTACCGCCTGGACCGTCGATCATCGAGCGCACCGAGGTCTACTACTCGCAGAATTCCAGCTTTGAATCGGCCATCCCGTTGGGCGTCTTCGCCTACCCGCAGAACACGCACACATTGCTGGGCCTGCGTGCTGGGCAGGAATTGTGGTTCTGGGCTCGGCTGGTCGACAAGAACGGGGTAGCGGGGGAGTGGTATCCCGCGGCGTCCGGCATAGGTGTACGCGGACAGGCCAGTTCGGACGCGGGCCCGATCCTGGAGCAGATCGGCGGCAAGATCGAAAAGTCCATGCTCGGCCAGGACTTGATCACCGAAATCGAATCGGGGGGCGGCGCCGCGACCGAGATCAAGGAAGTGAAAGACGGCCTCAATGCGATGGTGAGCATCAAGGCCGGCGTAACCGTGGACGGCAAGTATTACAGCGCCGGCATGGGCGTAGGCGTCGAGAACACGCCCGAGGGCATGCAGACGCAGGTTCTTTTCTTGGCCGACCGTCTGGCGCTCATCAACCTTGCCAACGGGGTGGTTTCCACTCCCTTCGCTATCCAGAACGGGCAGACCTTCATAAGCCAGGCTTTCATCCAGGACGGCACGATCACAAGCGCCAAGATCGGCGAGTACATCCAGTCCAACAACTATGTTGCGGGCCAGCAAGGGTGGAGGCTTAACAAGTCCGGAACGTTCGACATCAACTCGCCGCTTCCGGGAGGCGGTCGCATGCAAATCAATCCGCAGCAGATCATCATTTTCGATCCGAATGGGGTTGATAGAACTACGTTGGGGTGGATTCCGTAATGGCGACGTATGGCTTGCAGGTGAAGAACGCGGCCGGGGCGGTCATCGTCAGGGTGACTGACAAGCTGCCTCGACGTTTGGGGGAACTCGCTACAGGCAGGTCCAACGGCTCCGTTCCCATTCCCGAATTCTCTGGACGTGAGCCTTGGTTTTCGTGGGAGATGTTGGAGGACGGCTCGGTGTTGTCGATTCCGGAAATTGATGTCTCTGGTACTACGCTATTTTGGTCGTTCGATGCCGTGCCCGCAGTCTACCGCCGTAGCGTGAAGATTCACTATGGAGTAATTGGATAATGGCCGACTATGGCTTGCGCGTGGTGAATGGCTCTGTCGTGCAGATCGACGGGACGTATAGCAATCTGGCATTGCGAGCAAAGGGTTCCGTGGCTTGCACTTTATCCGGCACAGGAAGCATGCTCTATGGCTCGGCAGGGATACCGGGGACAACTGGTGTTCTCGCTTTTAAGTCGGCGTGGCCCGCTGTCCTATTCAACTACTTTGTATCGGGGGGCGGACGGAATGCGCAGTTCGGTGCCTTTACGGTGGGGACGCCGGGAACGCCGGTGGTCGACTGGTATTTATTTGACGATCCAAGGAACTTCGTGCCCCCCGCCAATGAACGGTATGGCCTGCGCGTCAAGAACGCCAGCGGGGCGGTCACCTACGATTCGCGATTTCCGTATCTAAGGCACATCGGGTTCATAAAAGGCGATGTATCCATGCTTCCGAACACGGACCATGCATCCACGCCGAACATGGCGAATTTCTTCTTTCCGCTCGGCTCTGTTCCGGCTGTCTTGCAGGGTGCGGTGCCATGGTACTCGTCCGAAGTGCCGGTTGGCGTTGGGCCGAATCCGGGCTACATGAGCGTCCGGTCTATGTGCCTGTTTCGCCAGTCCGCAAGCACGCTCGGGGGGACGATGGCCAGATATGCAAGTGGTGTTTACAACACCCCAAATAACGAGCCGGAGACGGACCGGCGCAAGTTGTTCATCAATGTGGTCGATGTGGCCGGACTCTGACCCGGCGTGACCTCTTTACCCCGCTACGGCGGGTTTTTTTTCGTCCACACAACGGGAGGGCAGCGATGCGAACCCATCAAGGGAGTATGCGAATGGAACCGGGTTCCACTGGATTGGGAGGGTGGGCGGCCCTGAAGATCGCCTTGGCCTTCGGGCTGCCGGCGGCGCTCGCGGCGCTGTTGGGCATGCTCATCATGCCGCCGCGGTCGCCGCAGGAGTTCATCAAGCGCACCGTATGCACAGTGTCGTGTTCGTTCTTCTTCGGACCACTGTTGGCAATCGGCGTGCTGTCATGGCGGCCGTCGTTGATGGAGACGGCCCACTGGGTGGCGGCGCGCAGCGGGGGCGGTGAAGAAAAGCTACTTGCTCTGTTCTACGTGTTGGGGCCGTGCATGCTGCTGGCGGGACTGCCCGCCTGGTGGGTGCTGGGGGCCTACATGCGCTGGATGGCGAGCATGCGGCAGAAGGGACTGTTGGAATGGTTGGCCGACGCGCGCGCCAAACTGCTGGGGCTGCGGTCGGGCGGGGAGGGCTGAACCATGGATCTGAAGACGATGACCAATACCGCAATCACGCCCGCGCTGGCGCTGCTGCCGGCGCGCATGGACACGGCCGAAGCGCGCGTCATGCTGCTGGCAATCGGCCTGCAGGAAAGCCGGTTCATGCACCGCCAACAGATCGGCGGCCCGGCCCGCGGTTTCTGGCAATTCGAAAAGGGCACGCGGGCGAGCCGCGGCGGCGTGTGGGGCGTGTACCTCCACCTGGCGAGCAAGGATCACCTCGCGGCGCTGTGCAAGGCCCGAAGCGTGGGTTGCAACCCGGACTCCATCTACACCGCTCTGGAGTACGACGACGTGCTGGCGGCCGGCGTTGCGCGGCTGCTGCTGTGGACGGATCCGAAGGCGCTGCCGGCCATCGGCGATGCTGACGCGGGATGGGCGCTGTACCTGCGCACCTGGCGACCTGGGCGCCCGCATCCGCTCACCTGGTCGGATCTCTACCGCCAAGCGGCGGTCGAGGTTGCGCCGTGAGCGCCTTGGCGCGCGCCGCGGGCGCGCTGGCCGGGTGGAAGGGGTACGCGGTGGCGGCGCTGGTCGGCGGGGTTGCGATCGGCGCCGCCGCGTGGACGGCGCAGGGCTGGCGCTACACGGCACGGTTGGCAGACATGCGCGCCGCCCATGCGCAGGAACGAGATGCTCAGGCCCAGGCTACGGTTGCCGCCGTTGAGGCGGTCAGAAATGAAGAAGGGCGGCGTCTGGCCGCCGTGGAGAACGCCCGTGTTGATGCCCAGAAACAAGCCGCTGCCGCGGCTGATGATGCTGCTGGTGCTCGTGCTGAGCGTGACAGCATGCTCGCCCGCGCAAACACGTTGGCTCGCGCCGCAGCCGGCAGAGATCCCGCCATTGCCATCGGAAGCCCGGCAGGGACTGCTGCCGTCGATTTGCTCGCCTACATGCTCGGGCGGGCTATCGACAGAGCTGAAGCGCTTGCGGCAATTGCGGACCGCGCCCGTATCGCCGGATTGACCTGTGAAATGGCCTATGACGGGCTGACCAAATGAATGGCCTTCAGGGCTACACCGGCGGACAGTATCGCAGAAAAATCAGGTAGAGAAAGGCTCACCTAATTCGGGCATAATCGCGGCTATTAAAAAAATAGAGACAGATATGCTTCACCGGATTATCGCTGTTGCCTGCATCGGATGGGCTGCCTCCGCGCAATCTCAGACGGTCTTTAAAGAAGGGCCTTACACTGCAACCGTTTGGGATACTCCCGTTGGGGATCAGATCAATATCCCCCCAAAAGGACCATACTGGGGTGGACCACTTACTTTTAATGTGGAAGATCTGACGTATAGCAGGGAGGGCAGGGTCTTTACCAACGCTTCAAATTTTGGGTTGGCCACAATCCCGGCTAACCGTGAGCAGTACGCAAATCGAGCATTGCCATTTGGCCCAAGTTGCAACCAAACAGAGTCTCTATCCGCAATGCAAATGCGCGGAATAGAAATTTTGCATGCCCGAGCGGAGCCATCTCTTGGGGGGGCAGTTTGGCACTACGACTACCAGATGGACGCTAACGATGTGGTGGTAAGCGCGCCTTACCCTTCGTCGTTCTCGCAAGCTGTCAATATTCACGGGTTGCTGTTTGCATACTGCAAAACGGGTGATAAGCAGCATTTGGAGCTTGCTGAAAAAGCTGGCAATGCCCTCATTACGCAGATGAGCGTGGGGGGAGTGCTAAACGGCGACTGGTTTGAAGAGGCGCCAGGCGTTACAGGGTTCACCCCGTATATTCTCAACGGTCACTTGTATTCCGTGTCGGTGCTCTACGAATTGGCCGACGCCACGAAGGCGGCCCGTTTCGGCCAAGCAGCAGATCAAGGGGCCAAGGCGTTTGACCAGTGGTGGCCGCATTTCGACTCAGGATACTGGACGCGATATGACATGCGGCCCAGGTCCGCAATGATCACGGCGGCAGTGCTACCAGTCGATGGGGCTACAGTTCAGAAGATAACTTTGACCAGCGGCGACTCGAAATACACCGTCTACGCGGATTCCTGTACGGCAAAGATCGGCGGGGGGCCAAACGGCGCCTATTGGGTGTCGGCCAATTTGCCGTCACTATGGCGCTATTGGCGGGGCGATGAGGTCTCTATCAAAGTTGAGCACACTGGTGGCTCGGTCAAAATTTACTCTGGGGCAGCGCGACAGGACAGAAAGGAATTCTTCCTGACCGTGCATGCCTCCGAAGCGACCATCCGAACTCCGGACCTGGGTTGGTCTACGCTGGATGTCGGCTACCAGCAGTGGCATGCCTTCCTGGTTGAGCAGATTTGGAAACGCACGGGGAATCCTGAGCAGTTCGTCACCGCGGCGCGCTGGCAAAACTACCTGCGATGGTTCCATGACGACAAATCGACAGAGTATTTCAGAGAGCGCATTTTCGATGTGAAGAAGGACGAGGAGGCGGATGCAGCAATCGCTTCCTGCCTGACGGGAATCAACCCGCTCGATGTTGGCTATAAACCCGATGGGTTCCCGGCGTGCGCCGGCGACAATCTCGCGTACTTTCAAGAGCGTCTCGGTATCCCGAAGGAAATGCGCTGATCAATAACCGAAGGCTACGCGGTGCCAGGCCCTAGACCGCTTCCGCCCGCTGCGCCAGCCAGAACCAATGCATATGCTTGGCGCGCCGGGCCTTCTGACGCCGGAATGTGATGCGCACCAGTCCGGCGTGGCCGGCGTCAATCTCGACCATGTAGTCGCGGTCCTCGGCGGTGGCCGCCGGCGGCAGGGTGAGGGCGCCCTGGGCCACGTACTGGCCTTGAACCTGCTCCAGGATTCCGTTGTCGTCCATGGTCGACCTACCGCGGCCCCATTCCATTGCGCAGCTTGCGCGGATCTTCCAGCAGCGCGGCCACGTCCTGGTCGCGCTCGATCACACAGGGCTCGGCGGCCAAGCCTTCCATCAGGTCGTCGTAGATCTGGCCCATGAGGCTGGGCGGCCGCTTCAGGTCGCCTGATACCTGATGCAGGCGCAGCAGCACCGAGCGCAGGCGCTTGACCTCCCACAGCAGGGCGATCACATCGGGGTTCCAGGGCTGGCGCTCGCGGATGGCGCGCAGTTGTTCGGTGGTGAGTGGATTGCGGAACGGCATGGCTGAAAACACCTGTATGGACATCCAGTGTAATCAAGCCTAGAATTCGCGCAATTCGGCCCCGATTTAGGCCGATAGGGGACGGAACATGGCCGACGCGGCAGGCTGGCAGCAGAGGGACGAATACTACTGGGCGGGGCCTGGCGGTTGGACGATCTGCAAGGTGTTCGCCCAGAACCGCTGGCAGTATGAGGTGTGGGCGGCGAACGGCACGCGCCACGGCATGGAGCCGACGCTGGCCGCGGCGATCCTGCTCTATGACAAGGTCAAGCCGCCGGCATAGGCGGCACCGGCTCGATGGCGTCAGGAAGTTGGTATTTTGAGTTGCCCACTTCCTGGCGCACGGGGTGCCAGGTGAAGGCCGTTTCCGGTAGGCCGTGCTCAAGTAGCGCGAGCGCCTGGGCGGCGGGAAACTCCGGGTCCATCCAGTGGATGGCCAGGTCGGGCGGCAGCGCCACCGGCCGGCGGTCGTGAACGTCGATCATGCCTCCAGCGGAGTCGTTGGTGACGATGGCGAAACCGTGGGCCTCGTCCTTCTCCGCGTCCGGCCGCCAGTTGCTCAGGCCGGCGAAGAACAGCGGCGCATTGTCGGTGGCGTGGATGTAGTAGGGCTGCTTGGGCGGCTTCGGCCCATCGGCCAGGGGCTTCCATTCGTACCAGCCATCCACCGGCACCAGGATGCGGCCGCGCGCGGTGAGCATCTTCCAGGGCCAGGCGCCGGCGAGGATCTTGTCCAGCCGCGCGCTTGGCATGAAGTACTTCGAATTGTGCGGGCGCCAGCCCCAGTGTAGGCGCTCCAGCTCGAAATCGCCGGCGAGGCGGTGCATGGTCAGCGGCCTCGTACCTGGCGGGATGTTGTAGAGCGGGCCGGCCGGGTCATCGAAGACGCGGCGAGGGTTGGGAAAGATGCGCTCGACGTAATCGAGCGGGCCGGACTTCTGGACGATGCGACCGCACATGACGTGCCTTGCCTTAGAAATTTCCTCTACGCCTCAGTCTGACGATCCGCCGAGCGTGTAGCGGCCTTTTCCCCTGCCATCGCCTCAATGGAAGAAAGGCGCTTTTTTCGTTTTTCCCTGGCGACATACCATTCTTCGTCCAGGTACTTCAACAATTGAAGTAGTTCCTCCGCCTCGCCATCCTCAATATCGATTATCACATCTGCGTCCTTTTCTGGGTGAGCGCCGATGTTCCCTATGGCCTTCAGCCCCATCAGTGCTTGGTACAGTTCGGGCTCGCAGTATTCCTCGATTGCCTTCAACTCGCCGTCCAGCGTCCGTTTCACGACTCCCCAACGGTCTCGAATCATGCCCTGCAGCGCTCGACGGGAAAGCGTCGCGGATGCTTTAGGGCTCAACGTCCGTATTAAATATGCCTCATCGTAGTCGCTACGAACACTTTGAGGCACCGTCTCAGATAGGGGCGCTACTGAAGTCGGCGCAAAGGCGAATTGACCGATACCGATGGGTGCGGTAGGGATGGCGGTTGCGGTGCCATGGATCATCTGGTACCTAGCCCAATAGGCGCCGACGCGGACTGACTGTTCTTCGCAATCGCTGTTCGGACACTCAACGACCACAGCCCTTACCACCACTGTGGTCGAATCCTTGCTCGCGTGCAGCGACAAGCTCTTACGATCAATGCTTGACTCCGTAATAACTGCGGCGTGTGCACAGACCGGACACTTCCATCGGAATGGCAAGGCTTCATTAAATATGTCCAT